GTAGTAGTTACGTCACCTGTAAGTGCTACTAAGTTACCGGTATATGTAGGTAGATAGGCAGCTACATTAGAGTTGCCATATGAACTAGAAATACCAGTCAATAATGAGCCATTACCTATTAGGTAATTGCCGGTTACATTACCCGTAGCTGATACTAAGCCGCCTGTTAGCAAGTTAGCACCAGTTACATTCGCCGCTGAAGTTATAGTACCTGTAGCTGATACTAAGCCACCAGTTACTAAGTTAGCACCGATAATATTCGCTGTAGTCGATACTATTCCAGTCAATCCCACCAAGTTGCCGGTATATGTAGGTAGATAGGCAGCTACATTAGAGTTGCCATAAGAGCTAACTATGCCAGTAAGTAATGAGCCATTACCTATTAAGTAATTGCCAGTTACATTGCCTGTGGCCGATACTAAACCACCAGTTACTAAGTTAGCTGCCTGTACATTAGCAGTAGTCGATACTATGCCTGTGAGTGCCGCTAGATTGCCAGTATATGTGGGCAAGTATGCAGCTACATCTGCATTACTATATGCGACAGGAAGCCCTGTTAGTAATGCTCCATTACCAATAATATGACTACCAGTAATATTACCAGTCGCAGATACATATCCTGCCGTAATAATATTAGCACCTGTTACGTTACCTGTTGCAGATACGTTGCCAGCAGTTGTGACATTACCGCCTATTACGCTACCTACTGCAGTAATAATACCAGTTGAGTATAATTTTAGTCCTTCTACATTGCCTGTTGACAGTATGTTATTACCGGATATATTCGCAGAGGCGGATATATTACCAGAAGATACTACGTTAGAGCCAAATACGTTACCAGCTGCCGACATGATACCGGCAGTAGTAATATTATTACCAGATACGTTGCCTGTCGCTATTACATTACCACCTGCATTTACGTTAGCGGATGTAGTGATGTTACCTACTGCAGTTACGTATCCAGAAACGATTGAATTAGCAGCAGTAATAATATTACCTGTTGCAGATACTAAACCAACGGTTGTGACATTACCACCTATTACGTTACCTGAGGCCGACAATACCGTAGCGTTCACATTAGTTGTTGTAACATTCCCAGCTACCGATACGTTGCCCGTTGCCGATACGTTACCAGAGTTTGTGATACGCATACGCTCAACCGGCGTGGATGTGCCATCGGGAGTTGTTGAGATGATCAACCTACCTGGCATGTCTCCAGCGCCTGGAGCTGCGTCTACCTCAGAAACGATACTCGCACCAGTTACGAAGGCTGAACCGTCCCATCCGGCGAACACTAGATTGCCGAGGGAGTCTCCGTTCTGAACGATTGTCGGGGAAGCCTTGGAACCTCTCGATTTGTCAAGATATAAACTCGGCCCCTGTGTTACGTTCTGGTATCTGATGATGTGTTCGTCAGCCTGTGTGCCGTCGCCTGTTACCTGGAGTTTGGCACCGGTGAGCGTTGCATCGCTAGAAGTTGCGCCTATCATCACGTTACCGATCGTGTCAATGACGAACGGTGTGGCGTCTGGGTTTGTCGAATCTTCGACGATCAATGCGTTGCCTGTGCCTATTTGGGCAATACGCAATGCGTCAGCTGTGGTATTAGCAGATATTAATGTCTGACCATTAATGGTAGCAGTGTTACTAATAACTTGATTGCCTATTACCGTACCAGCTGCCGAAACATTCCCAGCAGTTACTAAGTTAGCGCCAGTTACATTTCCTGTTGCCAACACATATCCAGATACTAAAGCATTTGCAGCAGTTGTAATATTACCAGTGATCGAAGCATACCCTGATCCTAATATATTAGCTGCTGTGAGGATATTACCTACTGTAGATATTCTACCAGAAACGTTAGCATTACCTGCGATATTGATACCGCCAGAATGTACATTTGCTATTACGTCGTTATCAGTTCCGCCGCCTACTACTATTTTAACTGCTTTACCTGGGGTAGCTGCAGATACTATTAAGTTACCACCTGGAGTTATATTGGATGAACCCAGTGTGTATAAGTAAGCATCGTTTGCCTTGATAACATTACCAATAGTATTCGGTGAACTACCATCGAAGTTACTAGAAGCAATACCAAAGTCAGCGTAGTAACTAGTGTTAGTACCATTATCCGCAGTGAGAATATAGTCGGTAGTAGCTAGGGCATTTGAACTGATATTCTGGAAGTTTATCTCAGCATATTCAGGGTAGTCAGCTGATGCTTGTATTACAGTGTGTGGGATATTTGAGTATCCGGCTATAATACCAGCATATAGTGCTCCAAACCCTGATGCGTCACCGAAGAATTGGCCTTGGTTACCAGATATTTGGTTGATATTACCCGGAACACTAATATTACCAGATACCGTCAGATTGCCTATTGAAGCATTACCAGATACCGAGAGTGTACCAGAACTTATACCATTAGCAACAGCTAATGAATTCAATGTCCCTACGTTCGTGATATAGGGCTGATTATTAGTAAGTAAAGTTCCGCTAATATTAGCTGCTGATAACGTGCCGGTGATAGATAAATTATTAGCTATAACATTATTGGCAGTTACGTTGCCTGCTGCTGATACATTATTTGATGTGTTAATATTACCAGTAATATCTGCGAATCCACTTACCAGTAGATTGCCAGCAGTCAGAATATTACCTGTAGCCGATACTTTTCCAGCTGTATTAATATTTCCACCGGTTACATTACCAGTAGTTACTGAGTAGCCACTAACTAATACATTACTAAGAGCGTTTACATTACCAGTAATATTAGCGTATCCAGCAACTAAAGCATTCCCTCCGGCTGTTACGTTACCTGCGATAGAAGCATAACCATTAACCAATACGTTAGAACCAGATGATATATTACCCGCTGCCGAAACATAGCCAGCAGCCATAATATTAGCTGCTGATGTAATATTACCAGTTACCGATACTAGTCCATTAGCTAAAACATTCTCGCCTGAACTAATATTACCTACAGCATTTATATCGCCACCTATATTGGCTAAACCTGTTGCAAATAAATTACTAGCCGTAGTAATGTTGCCTGTTGCCGATACTAAACCTGATGTTAGTAAGTTGCCGCCAGTTACAGTACCAGTTGCAGTTACATGACCAGTAGTTACTAAGTTAGCTCCAATAACATCAGCTGCTGAAGTAATAGTGCCAGTGGCCGATACTATACCAGCAGTTCTGATATTACCACCGTCGATATTACCCGTTGCTGATACTAAGCCCGCAGTTGTGATATTCGCGCCGACAACATTTGCCGCCGAAGTAATAGTACCAGTAGCCGTTACCAAGCCAGCAGTTACTAAGTTACCACCTGTTACATTACCAGTAGCCGTTACCAAGCCAGCTGTTACTAAGTTAGCGCCAGTTATGTTCGCTGCCGAAGTAATAGTACCAGTAGCCGTTACTAAACCAGCAGTATTGATATTACCACCAGATACATTGCCTGTTGCAGCGATGTTGCCTGTTGTAGTTACATTCCCACCAGATACATTACCAGTCGCAGTTACATTCCCTGTAGTTACTAAGTTAGCGCCAATAACATCAGCTGCTGAAGTAATAGTACCTGTAGCCGATACTAAACCAGTAGTTCTGAGATTACCGCCGTCGACATTACCAGTCGCAGTTACATTCCCTGTAGTTACTAAGTTAGCGCCAATAACATCAGCTGCTGAAGTAATAGTACCAGTAGCCGATACTACACCAGTAGTTCTAATATTGCCTGCCTGTACATTACCAGTTGCAGTTACATTGCCAGTAGCAGATACATTATCACCAAATACATTACCAGTTGCAGTTACATTCCCTGTAGTTACCAGGTTAGCGCCAATAACATCAGCAGATGAAGTAATAGTACCAGTGGCCGATAAAGAGTTAGCAAAGGTTGCGGCGCCAGTATTATCAATGGTTAACTGGACAGTATCGTTGGTATATAGTAATAGGCTAGTATTTTCTCTGTTGCGTAATACTGCGTCACCTGAGTTGTCCAACCCTATCAGCACGCCGTCATTTGCAGTATTGCCTGACGCGGCGTTTATATATTGAGTGAAAGCATTATTGTCTTCGTATACAGTATGTACCCAGTTTTGTGTTAGGGTATTCACACTCATGAAATCGTCGGTGGCTACTGTGCTATTGAAGAAGTTAAGAGTATTGCCAGTAGTAGATATAGCAGAACCTGTAATAATGCCGCCTGCTGTTACAGCATTTGCAGTTACTAAGTTGCCGCCAATAACATTACCCGTTGCTGATACTAAGCCTGCTGTGCGTAGATTGCCACCAGTTACAGTACCAGTAGCAGCTATTAAACCAACAGTATTAACATTACCGCCAGTTATGTTACCTGTTGCTGATACTAACCCTGCTGTTACTAAGTTACCACCAGTTACAGTACCAGTTGCTGTTACAATACCAGTAGTTGCTAAGTTAGCTCCGACTACATCAGCCGCTGAAGTAATAGTACCAGTGGCCGAAACAATACCAGTAGTTCTAATATTGCTGCCGTCAATATTGCCCGTTGTGTTAATACTATTTGCAGTAATATTACCAGTATATGTCGGTAGATAAGCAGCAACATCAGCATTGCCATACATTCCAGTCAGTAACGAGCCATTACCTACGAAGAAATTTGCAGTAACCAAAGTAGATGTTACGATCGCTGCATCCAACGTGCCTATAATACTAGCTACATTAGCTATTACATCATTAGCTGTTATTGAATTTGCTACTGTTAAATTAGCTATACTTAAATTACCACCTGGACCATTTGCTGTCAACAGGTCATTCCCGTCAAAAGTAAGCTGAGAATTACTAACCGATAAGGGCAATAAGTCAATGTAAATAGTATTGCCACCAACCCATATATCTTTCCATTGATTTGTAGCATTACCCAGTGAATATACTAAGTTACCATTGGGTACCAGATTGCTATTGACTAAGTGGGTTATTAACGATGATGTATTTACGGTATCGGCTAATAAGTTATGATCAACTCTGAGATTGCCAGTAACTCCGAGTGAACCAGTAATTTCTTCACCGGTCGGGCTAAATACCGCTACATTACTAGTACCTGCGACACTAATAGTTACGTTTGCGTTGGGCAATACAGTTACATTACTTAGGCCATTTACCAACTGAGATGGTGTGCTTATGGTAGACGTAATGATCGCAGTTTTAGTCGTGGCATTACCAGTAATAGCAATATTATTACCAGCTAGTAATGTGAATGTGGCTCCGGCTGTTCCGGCTGGTATAGTTACTCCACCGGCTACTATTGTACTAAACGAGGCTGCGTTGAATGTCTGAAATACTAACGGAGTGACCCCAATAGCAATGGGATTATTTGTTATTAGTATCCACTGAGTATCTTGATGTAATGTGCCTTCAGTAATGGTTACTACCATTCCTGCGAGCATCTGCCCAGTTGTAGAAGCATCTTGCGCTCTAACCCACGTACCGGCAGCCTGAACGGTGTAAATGCCGTTCTGACTCTGTATCGTCTGCCCTGTTACCAAAACCCTATTATTGACTGCTAGGGTAACACCGTCAACGACTAGAGGGGCCGCGCCGGTCAATGTTACGTTAGCGGTCGTTACGACTCTGACGGCTTGTTTGAAATCTATGTCGTATAATTGATTCGCACGTGGTTTAGTTAATGCCATGATTCACCTGATAAGTAATAATAAACGTAATTAGTCGGACCATAAAGCTGACATAGCTCTATCTTTGAACTAAAATAATTTGTTATTAGTATTTATCAATTGTGGTTCGAATCTCAGCGCACTGAGGGTATTAGATGGGACCCGTCAGAGCTATTGGCATATATGAAGTTACTGCATTAATGCCCGAAATTGTGTTGGAAAGTACCTGTATAGTGTCACTATCCGTCAATATCAGTTTCTCGTTGCCTGTGTATAACTGATGAGTATCGCCTGCCGCTATTAGTAATCCAGAGTAAACAATAGTGCTGTCGTCGGCAGATCCGCCACTTGGAACAACGTAAAAATCAATAGAAATATCACCGACCGAGTAATTGCATAAACTCAAATAAGTTATTACTGAACTACCAGAAGACGTATATATCGCACCGATAGAATTAGTTACTGCTGCTGTTGTAATTGCCATTTGTATTCCTTAAAATATGAGACTGTATATCAGTGCTTGTTGTGCGCTAATAAGTTCACCGACCGAATCTGGAGTAGTTACATATAGTCCGGTATTACCTAACGCAGGCTCATTTCCGACAATGGACACTGCATTGGCTATAGGAGCTGGTATGAAGCCTATATTGGCATATACTTGATACCCTGCCAACGTCAGTTCGGATAGGTTAGAGTCGAAAGTAAATTCATTACTGCCTCCAAACGTGCCAGAGTCATTGAACTGCAAAGATCTGAAGGGAGGCGCCGGAGAACCACCGGAGGAACTTCCTATAGGCAAATACGGTGTTATAGGAGTGCCATCTTCGTTGACACTCGTGCTTGCTTCCCACTGACCAGCTTGTGAATTATAACGCAATCCTGCCCAGTCCGTCAGTGTGACTTGGGCTATCATTCCCATTGCGTTGATGACACCATTATTGTCTGCGGCTACTTTGAAATATGGATGATTGATATTCAGATTGGCGTCGATACTCAAGTTACCAGTATCATTCGCGCAGTTGATTACATAATCTCCACTGGTATTTTTTACTGTTGCCATATTTAGAACTCGCTCCGTTATTGGGTATTTATCGATTTATATTGTTTCAATCTTCTTCAAAAACGTCTCGACCCTTATATTCTGGAGATTGGATAATGCTCTCAATTCTTCTATGTCCTTAGTCGAATCTCCATATACCCTGGTAAATCTTCTATCAGGGAAATCTTTGATAACTGTGAATACCTGCTTGATCCAGTTGCCGGTATGAGTAGGCGGTGAACTTATTCCTTTATAGAATTCAGTGCCGGCATATATATTATTGAACAGATTATCTTGGGTAGGTCCAATATCGAAACCTAATAGGTATATATCGGTACAACCATCCAGAGCAGCCAGTGCCAATGCGTTTGGTCCAGAAGAGAATCGTCGATATTGATAGGGTAACTCCAACGCTCCGGTATTTTCATTCGGACGACGGGTATAGAATCTATTTGAAAGTGCATATCCAGTATTTTGGATATAGTCTGCAATTGGTTTATCCGTTGAAACCAAAACTGTTGGTGTAAATTCGGTATAGGCAGAGTTGCAGGCGTAAGTAAAACCAAATTGGCTTAGTTTGTTACAACAAATGCCTTTTCTACTTACTCCGTTGCCTAGTACAATAGCTGTTTTCATAGATTAAACCTCTCGATATTTATTACCGAGAGGTTTTCTCTCCTATGTTATTAGGTATAGTTATCAACGATTCCCAGAGACAGCTGATTCTGTTGAGTAACAGTGTTAGCCTGACCTGTGGTACCAGATTTGATCTCGTATCCTTCATCGGTGAAGAAGTTAGCATCATAACGAACATTCTGCTGAACGTCGTCTGGATTCCATACGTCGCCTGTGTTGCTGTTGCCACCAGGCTCGCCGCCAGTGAAATCATACAGGAATCTGTTTGTCAACTTACTGATGCTCTGAGCAGTGGAGTCCGTGTTGGTGAACGTGATGTTCATCTCACCAGGAGCAGGAGCTGCGCTATCTACTAGCACACAAGTACCGACCAGATATGCAGTGCCGTTGCCTGTTCCAACTGCGTTGCAAGTGAATGTGTCACCGACAGCGAAAGTAGGACTTGCGCCGATCGCTTGCCAGTTGGTTGAACCAAGTGAAACGATAAGGTAGGATGCTCCGACAACGAACGCTGTAGCAAGGACAGCAGCCGAGGTATCAGCTACCATGTACTTGCGGGCGCCTTTCTGACGAACGATAGCGCCAGCAGCGACACCAAAGCCTGCTCCTGATGGTAGAGCAATGTTCACGGTAACGGCAACCACTGGATAAGCTGCGCTAGTTGCAGGGCTAGGTAAGCCGCCAACAACACCCAGCCAAGGTGGATTCGTGCCACCACCAATCGGAGGAACTGGAACTTCCAGTGCGCTAAACGGTGGCAATGCCTGGTCGAGCGGAACTGGTACACCATTAGTGACGGTGTCACCAGTGGCGAGCGAATACTTCTGAATTTTCAAAGGACGTCCCATTTTGTTTTCTCCTATGGTAGTTGCCGGGTTCTAGCCGGTACGGGGTTGGGTAACCCCATAAGCCACGGACCTATTCCATGGACATATTCTTTTTAGTATTTATCAAATTTTGCCATATAAAATGCGCTCGATAAATAAAAACATGAATACTATATCTCTCGAACAACTTATTGCCTCAGGAAATCAAGCAAGAGCGGATAATAATCCTGATCTAGCATTGACATATTACATGCAAGCCATGTGTATAGATCGTAACAACCCAGCAGCGTTCAACAATTGGGGAAATGTGCTTAGAGAAGCCGGTGAACCAGAAGCTGCTATTCCATTTCTACAACGTGCTATTCAGTTGGATCCCAGTAATGCAACCGCTCAATTTAATTTAGCAGTTGCTTATCTTCTTAATGGAGATTATGAAAAAGGTTGGACTCAATATGAAACTCGTTGGAATTATGAGCACCTGAACGGTGTTCTGCCAAAGTTTTCTCAGCCTAGATGGAAGGGCGAGGATCTCAACGGTAAAACCATCTTCGTACTCAGTGAGCAAGGTCACGGTGATACCATTCAGTTTGTAAGATTTACTCGCGATCTGGCTAAAATGGGAGCCAAGGTTATCCTTCACGCTGAACCAAACATTGTGTCGCTTCTCAAGGATGATCCTACGTTCGATCGCTTTGTGCTACCTACCGACGCTATTCCAGAACACTTCGATTACTGGACGCCGGTGATGAGTCTCCCTGGCATCATGGGTATTACGCTGGATAATTTACCAAGTCTACTGAAGTACCTTACTCCAGATCCAGTAAAATGTCGTGAATGGTTAACTCGTCTTGGTCCTAAGAATAAACTAAGGATTGGATTTAACTGGTCAGGACGGCGAGATACTTGGATAAATCTGCACAAGTCGATTCCATTTGAAGTCATACTAGAGCTAGTTAGGAGAACCCCTGAATACGAATGGTACAATCTACAAATCGACTGCACTCCAGAAGAAGCACTTGCACTACAAGAAGCAGGAGCAAAAATTGTCTCCGGTGATATTCATGATTTTGCAGACACTGCAGCCTTGATTGAAGCCATGGATGTTGTGATCGGAGTAGATACCGCATCGACTCATCTAGCAGGTGCTATTGGCAAACCGGCTTGGCTTTTATTGAACTGGTTTGGAACTGACTGGCGTTGGTTGTTGAATAGGGATGATTCGCCTTGGTACGAGAGTGTTCGTATTTTCAGACAGCCATCAATGGGTGACTGGCATACTCCTATTGCCAAGGTCGAAAAGTTCTTGACTTGGTTTAAGATTTAGGAAATTCCCAACCCAACAAGTCAATTTCGACGTCGCATACTTTAGCAACATGAGCCTTCGCAGTTTCAGTAAACAACCTCGAAGGCTCACTGTTCGCCGGTCTAAAATTCGATAAATTCTTTCCCATCAACTCCGGTTGCCATGGTACTCCTAATTTCTTGCATAGTGCTTCCATATCTTCGCCTAAGTGATCGTAACGAACACAATCGTCGATTATCAACTCGTCGTCGATGCAATATATTTCTCTATCCGACCCAAACCCTTTCAACGTGAAATTCTCGAAACACTCCTGAAGCTGGGATAGCGTCCAGTCGTCGGCTAGATGTTTTTTCATTCTGAAGTAGAACCATGACACTGCTCTATCGTATGGATTTCTGATGCTGCAAAATTTGAGATAGTTATTCCACACGTCCGGCTCAACCTTGTCCTTTACTTCACGTGCCGTCATGTGTTCGTGCCATTCAGTTCTCAGGTGGGATTTGCATCCTCGACTCGCTACTATTCCTTTTGGAGATATGAGCGTACATGTTTTTTTCGAGATGCGTCCTCTTATCGCACAATATCGCTGAAAGTAAATCTCAATGGAGGTACTAGCCGTTTTGACTGTTTTAAGTTGGATGAATTTATTAGGATGACTTAGTAGCATTGAGGTCTCAGGTTAAAAATAGATAAGAAAGACGCCCAATCCCTTAGGCGTCCTTCATACCCTCTCTTCCCTGAGAGCCCTCGTTCCTTCACATGTATTTATCGTATTTGTGAAATAAAAGGTTGACACTTTTTCACCTTTTGCTATACTACACCCATAGAGACAAACAACTGGAGAAAGAAAAATGTTCAACGTAGAAATTTACAAAGAAGTAGCAGGGTTTGACGGTCTGGTTAACCTGATGACAATGACAAACGTCACTGAAGACAAAGCGGTCGAGACATCGAAGACCCTAGCGGCAAAGGGATTTACCACTGTGATCGTACCTAGCGCAGAAGCAGCCTGATAGTCGGGTTGCTACACTTCCCTCAGAAAGACAAACAACTGGAGCGAACGAAATGAAAAATAATAAAAAATGGAGTCCTACTGACCCGATGCACTTCGAGGGTAAAACAGTGAAGCAACTGCAACAGGATCTAATTGAGGCCAATGAGTTTGCTAAGAAACATCCTAAGTTCGAGTTTGGTTGGCATAATGAATATAGACAAGAGTTGCGGAAACGTATTGCTAATAGCATCGGAAAGTAAAGAGTAGTAGACACAAACAACTGGAGAGAAAGATGAGAACTTACATAGCATTTTATAACGGTAAGAAAATCAGCGTCACCGCAGAGACTTCGTATGCAGCACAGCTGGTCGCAGCTAAGATCTTCAAAGCTAAAAAATCTTGGCAAGTTTCTGTGATATTGGCAGATTCTGAGGTTGACACTGCATCGCTATAGTGGTATAATAGCCCCATAAAGACAAACAACTGGAGAAAGAAAAATGTTCAACGTAGAAATTTACAAAGAAGTAGCAGGGTTTGATGGTCTGGTTAATCTGATGACCATGACGAATGTCACCGAGGACAAAGCTGCCGAGACCGCGAAGACGCTAGAAGCAAAGGGATTTACCACTGTGATCGTACCTAGCGCAGAAGCAGCCTGATAGTCGGGCTGCTACACTACGCCTCTAGAGACAAACAACTGGAGAATGAATATGAAAACCTACGATGAGATGGTCAAAATAGCTGCTTGGTTGGGCAATCAATCTTTGTATGGTGGTTCAGGTGATATCATGTATTCTGCTAGGCATATGGCTTATACCATGAGCATAGCCTACAATGTTACGGAGGCGAAGTGGTTAGATGCGGTTACCAGTTACATCAACAGCAACCGTGATGCTTTGCACACTATGCCTAAACCTTTTACCTGGAGTGAATGAGCCTCATTTCCGGTATTCAAACTTCAGCTCTCCACTCTCAACTTTCTCAACCATCTTGTCTATCGCTAGTTTGGCATCTTCAACGCTGCCATCATACACGTTGGTCATGGCAATAGGGTTATCCGAGGCCGTGGCGAACTTAGGGTTGACGTAGTAATCCTTGCCATCCTGCTTGAATACGATCTGATAGCCATTGGGAATATTTACCTTCTTGGTAGAAGCGTATGCCTTGTCACCGAATGCCATCTTGTGCGTTTTAGTGTTGAACGTGCGATTTAGAATCGGATAGATGATAAATCTTCCGTACTCTACTGGAAGATTGCTGACCTTCTTGCCTTCAATGATGTCAATTAGTTCGCGCAATGATTTCATAACGTATCTCCTATCACGATATTTATCATTATCTGATTGACTTTCGGCTGGTAGTCGGGTTGCTGGTGGATCAGACGTTTCTTTGACTGAGGAACATTCGTGAGTTCGAATCTCACCAACCCGACTCTTCTATTTATCCTTGAAATGTTTTTATGGTAAATTAAAAATAGTGGTTGACTCAACTGAACAAGCAGCGTATACTGTCCACAATGAAACAGAAAAGGATACTAGGATGAAGTAGCAGATAAACAAAGAGGGCCGAAGCCCTCTTTGAACAAAAAGTTTTTATTTCCGTGTTGGAAATGCGTCGAAAAGCTTCGATCTTCGTGGTATGATCACGAAAAGCTCAGGTTCTGGACGGCAATTTCTCCAACATAGTCGGCTGCGTTTCCGAAAGAGCTTGCTGTGTTAGTAAGCTCAACGAATCCATACCTCGTCATGAAGGATACGACCGGTTCGAACGTTGACGGATCCAGTACAACGCCTGAACTCATCAGAGGAATGTAAGGGCAGTAGAACGCAGGAGCGTCGGCTTCTGAAGTTCCTTTGTAACCAACCAGAACGCTCTGTGTGTCAGGTGCGTAGCTGTTCACGAACACGCGCATTGCGCCATTCAGCGTACCAACGAACTTAGTGTTGGTCGGTGCTTCGAAGGTACCTTCAGTGGTACGAGCGAATGCTGAAGTAGTAGCAGATTGCAGTACGGTCAAGCTGGCAGGAGAAACAACACACCAGTTACCAGCGCCACGACGTGTACGCTGTGCGATCAGGTTAGCAACACGGTTGATCAGAACGGCCAGAGCGGCGTGTTCGTCACCAACGAATGTAGCAGTACCAGATACGGTAGCCTGGTTGTATGTATATTCAGTAGCAGCCAATGAACTCAGAGACAGGAGAATTTCCTGATCGATTTCAGCCGTGATTTCTTGAGCCAGAGCGGCCATGATTTCAGCTTCAACGTCAATACCGTGCATGGCTTGAGCATCTTGAGCAGATTCGAAGGTCCAACGAGCTTGCAGCTTGCGGGTTTTGGCTTCAACAGCCTGCTTCAGGATCTGAACAGAAATTTGCTTACCACCGGTGCCTTCCATCTGGCTTGTGTTGTTGCCAGTGTAGCCATTCGCAACTGTCTGGTTCTGAGGAACGGTAGAGTATGCGGTAGCAATTGTGAACGGTGACAGGGCTTCCTGGCCAGCTGTTACTGAGGTAGCAGCCAGTGAGTTGTCGGTCAAGCTCTGAGCGTAACGAACGCGCAGGGTGTGAATCTGGCCAACTGGACCAGTCATAGGCTGAACACCTACCAGTTCGTTAGCAATAACGGTGGGCATAACACGGCGAATAACTGGCAGAATGACTCTGTTCAGTGTAGCAATGTTGCCAGCAGTTGTTGAACCAGGGCTTGCGTTTTCACGCAGGTACTTTTTGGTGTTTTCCAAGATGACGTTCATTGAGTTGCGCTTTGAGCCACGAAGACCTTCGAGCAGTGCATCCTTAGTCTCATCCCAGCGACTTTCTAATAATTGTGACATTTATGTCTCCTTTTTCCTTTTTATTTAGATTACAGCCCTGCCAAACGCTTCAGATCAATGACGTTACTTTTTTCAACATCAACATCACTGTCTTTGACACGGGCAGTTTTATCGCCAGTTGCTACGGAAACAGCTTCTGTGAGAAAGTTAGATTTCACAGAACGATCTTCCAATACAGCTGGTAGATACTTTTCAAAAGCGTTCTTCAGACGAGATGTCTGTACGCTTTCCAGTAAATTACGCATCAGCTCACGCTTCTCTTTGTTTAGAGGTGCAAGCAGTTCTTCCATTTCTGTTTTACGAGTATTGGATTCCTTGATAACACGTATTTCACGTTCTTTGGATTCAACAAGAGTTTTTGCTTTCCTGTTGAGTTTGATTGACTCACTTAACTGATGCTCGCGCATTTCAATAATGTCATGCAATTTGCGAACTTCAGCTTTTTCATTCAAGTGAGTGGCACCAAATTCTGCGGCATAGGCCTCGAATATACGACGACCAAAGTTGTTCTCACGAGCCACTTTGATGTCTTCTTGTAACTGTGCAAGCTCGGCCTCTAGACGACGACTTACAGCCATGGTTAACTTCGTAGCACTTTCTTTAATAAAGCGCGAGCGTAATTTTTCCAGCCTTGAACGGGCTTCACGTACCAAACGAACTCTAGTCTCAACTACAGCCTGTTTGTCCTTGGCGAATTCACTGATTTCATTTGCCAAAGCGTGAACGATGAACGATTCCATTTTGGCCAATCCTTCATTGTGAATTTTACGATCCTTACGCAGTTCGGTAATTTCCTCGGCAAGTTTGGTTACCATGAAGTTATTGTACTTCGTGATATCTTCTTTCATCTTGACCTGGAACTTCACGCGATCTTCCGACAACGCTTGTCTATCTTTGATAAACTCGCTTATTTCGGAAGCCAACCCGTCTGACATCATACGATCTAAGGCTTCGACCATCACTGTTTTATCATGTTCATAACGTTGTGCGAATTCCTCACGGAGTTCAGCACGAGCAGCTTCTTTCGCCTCAACCAATTTTGCTTCCCAGGCTTCTGATATAGCCTGTTTTGCATCTTCGTTGATTAGATCGCTGTCTAGTAACGGTGTTAAACTATCAAACATAGTTGTCTCCTTTCGATCTCACTAGCCTAAAAGGCTAGTAATTTTGTTAACTGCTTTCGCAGTTATTTTATCAAACTTCATGTTTGAAAAAACTTCTCTTTCTGTTTAGGTTTTTAGGTTCTTGATAAAGCGTATTACTTCGTTGGAAACAACTTTTTGCGCTTTACTGCTGCTTGCTGGATCTCTAAACATTTCCAGTAATTTTGCTCCTCCTTTGTGATTCAACAGTCCTTCGTAAATCGCGGTAGGATAGGCATTCGGGGCACTTGGCTGTGCAACAACGTCAACGGTGACGATCTCGAAATCGCTGACTTGTCCATTTGAGTCGTTCACGTTTCCGCTGCCACGACTACTTACGCCAAGCTTTACCCCAGAGTCTAACATGGTTTTTACCAATTGTCCCATTGGCGTGGGCAGGATTTTTAATTTTCCATATCCACAATTTCCATCCATCCACATGTTTTCAATCATGTGGCTAACTCTGTCTAGGTTAATCTTGAGGTCATCTGGATGATCAACTTCACCCAACACTGAATGACCTGACTTTATTTGCTCGTTGATGGTACCAACAGCTTTGGCTATCTCCGTAACAGGATAAACTCGCTCGTTGGCATTTCGTACACCACCTTCGATGCAAATACCTTTCATGTACAGGCTTTTTCCTGAGCCGTCCCTAGATTCCTCAAGCACAAGTTCTACCTTGGCTTGAGTGAAACTAAGATGCTCTCTGAGATAACGAGCCATAAATTATTAAGACTTAGGGAAAGGAGTTCTGGTATTGACACCGGCTGCCTGTGAAGTTACAGGTTTTGGTGCAGATGACAGCTTGCTATTGTCTTTAGCTGGTACGTTTTTGAATTGACCAGCGTCTGGCAAATTGCCTGTCTTAGGAGCAGAACGTCCATGTGCGGTATCGCCTACCATTTTAACCGGCTTTGCAACCGCGCCTACAGCGCCGCTGTTGCTGGCGTTGATGCTACGAGTGTTTGTGCCAGCAGGCTCAGAAGTTACGGGCTTAGGGGCCGCAGATAACTTGATATTTTCGTTCATAAATTCTTCGGTATCATCGACTTCAAGCTCATCACCGCCGTCGACATCAAAATCTTCTTCGTCGTCCATCTCGAACTCGTCTTCGCCGTCGAAATCATCGCCGCCGTCGCCAATCATGGCTTCAAATTCAGCCATCAGTTCGTCGAGCTTATCTTCCAGATCAACTACGCGATCTTCGAGATCTTCATCTTCATCGCCATATTCTTCGCTGTCGAAGTCGATCTCTTCCTCTTCGCCGTCATCAGAGATATCAAACTCTTCGTCCTCGAAGTCTTCACCTTCGAGGCTGATGCCTTCTTCCTCGGTCTCAATATCATCGATCAGGTCATCGGAAGCATCGCCGCCCATAGCGCAATCGTCTTCGTCCATCAAATTTTCATAAATTTCACGGCTCTTTTCCACGACGATATCATGAAACAATTCACGTGCCTTATCGGCTTCGTCGTTTATTACATACTCGATTAGTTTTTCAAACTTATTGCTCATTTTAGTTATCTCCTAAGTTAATGGCTCGTAATGTTATTTATTTACAAATCAAAAAAGCCCCGTTTACGGGGCTTTTTATTGCAATTTACGTCACATCATTGGTTGTTCTGCTGGCATATACTGCTTTCTGACCTTTTCTAACTTTTCTTCCATTTCTACTTGACGAATGTCGTTAAGCTGTCGTAGCTTTCTAAGTTGAGCTAAAGTCAAATGTGTCTTGCGTAGACTTCCTATATTTGGTTGGCTGTTGTCCTGTGATAGGTCTTGATACGCCGATGGACTTTTTTCAAAAATTTCATTTAGAATCATAACTGTTACCTCAAACTGTTGGTATCGGTGGCGGTGGTGGTGCGCCGCCTATTTCTGGTCCTGCTGGAGGAGCTCCTGCACCCATATCTCCGCCCAAGTCTCCCATCTCGGCGCCAAAGTCTTCGCCTGCTTGCACGTCGTCTTCTAACCCACCAGGTGTGATACCTACGCCTCGTAGATCACTACCGGTGGCAGGTCTAGCCGATGGGTTGTCTCTTTCTTCTTGCCACATCGTTTCGTTCTCAAGAATTTCCTCATCGGTGAGCCCTAGGAATCGCTTCATCAAGAATCGTTTACTCATGTACGGATACGCTTCTAGCTGCGTGAATGACGTGATTCTGGTTGTGTCAAGTTCACTTTGACGATAGCTTGCGAAATTCTGAGGGGGAGTCAACATGATGTTGAACATCCCAGAATCGATATTGAAACCGCGCCACCGTAGGAACAACTTGAACTCGTCGTCTAGCTTTTGCATCAACAGATTCTGTAGTCGTTCGCAATATTGGTTGAATCTGAATTCTTGTATCAAGGCTGTTCCAACTTTGCCATCAGTCAAAGCTCTGTCGCTATCATCTGGTCCAGTTGGCAAGTAGCTGCTAGGTACTCTGAGTCCTCTTGCCATTTTGTTGTTGAAATACTTCAGGTCGTCGATTTCACCCAGTGACTGTCCTCCGGGTAGTACCTCGACCGAAGAGCCTCTGCCATCAGATGTCTGAGGGAAGAAATAATCCTCATTGATACTCATAGGGTTGTATGAAGCATCCATCATGTTAGCTCCACCACCGGTTACAGTTGGAATACGGCGCTGGTGCATTTCATTCTTGACGCGCTCAACAAACTGCATCGCCATGTGGCTTGGCATATTGCCTACATCGATCTTGAAAACACGGCGTTCTGGCGCTCTCGCCACGCGATAAATTAGAACCGAGTCTTCCAATAGCTCTTTCTGCTTGTATACCTTAAAAATGTTTTCTAGGATGCTTTGTCCGAATGGCCAGAAGTAATCCAATCCTTCGTTCAGTGATAAATGGACAACGTGTCTGGCGTCGATGCAGGTTTCATTCATTGCTTGCGTGAATCGAGCGTTACCTGTGCCGCCGCCTGCTCCTGCTCCTGCGCCTCCATTTGGATAGGTATAGTTTGTTTGTCCTACACTGCCAGTCGCTCTGGATACATAATAATCTTGAGTAGTCTTCTGAGAGATACTCATGTTTTGGAAGTTTGGATTTATATCTCGAATAATATATTGTTCTGGACGTTTACCTTCACTTTCATTCACGATGATTCTAGATACTTTTACCATATCTATCCAGAATAACTTGAAGGTTTCAGGATCCCTAACGAATATTTGATCGCCATACTTAATGGTATTGCGGAACATCTTAAATATTCTTTGATCTAGCTTATTCAGTTTAGTCCATTGTTGGAGCTGTTTCTTTACAATTCTTATTTCGTGATCTGTAGGATCATCAGTGAATTTAATATCGAATGGTGTCTGGTTATCTTCGTTTATCTGAGATGAGAACTCGGATATAATATCAAGACAAGCATTTACCTCTGAATCGCAGTCCATATTTTCATATTGATTATACCGCTCGATTCTGTTCGGATGTCCTGAGTATACTTCTGGCAAACGACTCGCATAGTTTCTAAAGGCGAAACCATTAGCTGTTGTGGCATTATAACCATCATCGGTATCACCTGGTCGCTTATAACCAGGTAACCCAAATTGATTTCTACCTGATATAGGACTTAGCTCACCGCCGGTTGAAGCTACCTTGAAAAATTTTCGCCAGGTCATTGTGTCTCCATGTAATATTAGTATTTATCACTGGATTAGGTTTGCGCTTTTAGTAATTTGTCGGACGTGGTATTCTGTTTACGCATCAGTGCTATCATTTCGTCCAGCTTTGCAGTCTCTGACGTCATCATGTCGGTCAGATTGCTCATCTTGTCTACTCCAGTGGCAACAGGTGCTTCGGGGATATTTTCGGCCACGGTCTTTGCTGGTGCTTCGTTTGCGACTGAGCTGTAGTTGCTCTCTGGTCCTGCTAGTGGCGTGTCTGGGGTGGTAATTCCAGTACTCTTTTTGTTATCGAATAGCCCTCCGAATAAACCTCCGCCTGTACTACCTCCGCTCAATAACCCGCCTAGTAATCCTCCACTAGAAGATTGCCCGCCGATGCCTGTCATTCCCAGATCACCTAGGCCGCCAAGTAGCTCGCCACCAGGTCGTGACGTACCACCGAATATGCCTCCAATAGGCGACGTCGACTGGCCGCTATAGACTGATGAACCCAGTCTGCCAAACAGGTTGATCAGACTTATCGGTGACATACCTCCAAATGGTGACTGGCGTCGAGTGCCCATGATACCACCTAGTCCTCCCATCATGCCACCCATCATCCCTATGTTACCTAGTCCACCTAGACCGCCGGCCATTCCTGCACTGCCACCAAATCCCGTCATGCCCAAGTTGCCTAAGCCTCCTAGCAAACCCCCGCCTGGTCGTGTCATTCCACCGCCAAATATACCGCCAATGGGTGAGGTCGTTTGTCCACTGTATACCGATGAACCCAGTCTGCCAAACAGGTTGATCAGACTTATCGGTGACATTCCTCCAAAGGGCATCTGACGTCGAGTGCCCATGATACCGCCTAGTCCTCCCATCATTCCGATGCTGCCTAGCCCACCAAAACCACCTAGACCCTGATTCATGCCAAATCCAGTGACGCCCATACCTCCTAGGTTTGAGCCCATAAGATTGCTCGCAGTCGGTGGCGTAGGTTGCGCCTCAGTGGCCTGTTCTTGTGCCGAAGTGACAGATCTTCTAGCCTGCTCTGGAGTCATCCTAACAGTTACATCACGATCCTGCTCCGTTCGATGTCTGATGGTGAAGAGTGGTGTTGCTTTTGCTTTCTCTGGTTGCGCCGGCGGTGCAGCTGTCGTAGGCGCTGGAGTCGTTGTCGCAGGTGCAGGTTCAGGTTTAGCCGGAGTCGTTGTTGCGGTAGGTTGTGTAGGCTGAACAGGTTGTTGCTCTTTTTTCTCGCCTGCCGCCGCTGGTCCAAGATCGTAGGCTTGCTGCGCGTATTTCACCCTTGAGGGATAATTCTTTTCGCCTGCCACTAGGTATGACTGCTCGAACGCGACCGCCGCGCCGCTCAATCTAGATTCTTTTTTGACCGACTCTATTGACTTTTTGTAATCGTGCTCCAACTCGTATTTTAGGAAGCCGTAGTTTGCGTTGGGATCATCTGCTTTCTGGCCGGTCTGCTGTAGATATTTTTCAAATTTTACTCTACGGGGGCCTGTCCATTGCGCCCATCCTAGTCCTCCTCTACCGCCGCCTCGGGGATTTTTTTCTTGTATGCCAGCCTGTAGTCCTGCTGACTCATGTCCTAGATTCCCTACGATACCAGCTGCTTGCTCCTTCGTAAGTCCGAAATCTTTCATCAGGTTGGACATAACTTGTGGCGCTTGTTCCTTGAAAGTTCCCTTTGCTGGTCCTATGTTAGTCAACGTCGCTGACATAGCACCTTCGCCTATCTTGAACTCAGTTCCTTGATCGGTCTGTCTTCCAGTTAGCTTGTCTAGAAAGTCGCCGCCTTGATTCAACTTTTCAGTGGCCTTTTGTACAGCTTCAGTGAACGTAGGCAAAACCTTGTTGAGCTGGTTATGGTATTGTAGGTAGAGTCGGTCGACGTTCTGCTCTGTTTCTGTGACTCCTTTGGTTATCTTGTCCTCGCTGTCAAGCCTTGCTTTCTGTTCTGCAAGTGCTTTCTTATCTGCATCAGTGTTGAGGTTGACTATGTTGCGAAATTCGTGAAACGACTTGCCGTATATGCCTGCCGATTCGCCCAATATAGAAGCATTCTGCGCGACTGACTTTGCGTTTTTAGAAGCAGCCTCCTGTAGCGCGTTCATGCCTTCATTCTGCGTCATCGTGCCGGCCTTGACCATCTTCGCTATTTCAATCGATGCTCCGCCTGTTTGTGCAGCGAGTGTCTTTGCAGCGTCTGAATATGCCAGCCCGCCTTCAGACATTGTATCGCGCATGCCCTTCGCTACAGTAGGACCTACCCTCTCAGCAATCTCTTGCTGAAACCTGATCATCCGCTCGACTTCTTCCTTCTTTCCTTGCCTCTCCATCAAGTAGATCGAAGCTGCGAATTTGTCCTCGTCCAGCGCTGCCTTTCGTTGATTCTCAAGTTCCTTTCTACTTGCACCGGTTGCTCTTGACAACTGATCAAGTTCTAGTGCATAATTCTTAGAGCCCTCGGTCAGTTCTTTCACTGACATATTTTGAGATCGGCCGAGCTTGACTTGTTGTGATAAGTATGAAGCGGTGGACTCCGACATGTCATCGGCGGTCATTCCTATTCTGCGTAGTGTATCGTCAGTGCCCTGACTAAGGTTACCCACCACCTTCGTGAAGCTCTCTGCGCCCTCAGATACCGTCGAACCGAATCTCGCCAGCGTCGACGCATTCTCTCCTATTACCTTCGTGAACTGCTCTATCCTCAGTCCCGACTGCATCCACTGACGCTCCATGCCGGTCATGCCATCAGCAAGTAGGGCTCCGTTTTTGCTCAGTGAGTGAAATGCTTTTGACTGTAAGTCAAGTTCTTGTAGCAACGCGTCGCTTGCCACGCCCAGTGCGTTCGAGAACCCTTTCAGTGCGCTGTTCGCTTTGAGCGAGACTCCAGTCAAGTCGCTCAACGCATCCCCAAACCTACCTCCGACCTTCCCCAGTGTCGTGAATGATGCCGATGATGAACCTAAGTCCTGAAACGCTTTTCCCAGGTTGAGAGCAGCGCTTGTTACTCTAGTGATTGCTCCCTTAGCCTGTCCAGCTTCATTCTCGCCTTCACCAGACTTGTCGAGCGCTTCTATAGCGCCGGCCAATACCGAGTTGAGCTTGGTTATTTCCTCCGAGAGTTCGGCAATCTGTTGTTGTAAATCATCGTTCATGTGGTTGTATCCTTAGCTCTTGACTTTCAGCATTTTGTCGGTGGTCCCATTTTGCTTTCGCATGAGAGCAATCAACTCATCCATCTTCGCCGAACGCTTGGCAACGTTCGCTATCATGTTGTCGAGAAAAATATCGTCCTGATTGGCCTCTGCGATCATCGACGTGTCAGGTGTGTCAACGGCAGGAGCAGGTGATTCAACTTGACTTGAATATTCGTTTGTCGGCCCAGATAGGGGCGTGTCGGGCGTGACAATACCGGTTGCTGGAAGAGGTGGTCGAGCGTAATTTGGAGCAGGTGGTTTCGGAGACGCGGCAGGAAAATCTGCACTCGTTCGAGTCTCGTTGGGCATAGGGCCCACGAATGGCGAAGACGAGTTTTCAAACTCTCGTCCTTGAGCATTCATAGTAGGATGTCCTGCAACTCTTTGCTGATCACGTTGAGCAGCGCCGACGCTCGCCACAGATTGATCCAACGTAGGCACGGAACCTGTCTGCGGCAAGTTGACTCCATTCAACTGCTGACCGGCAGCAGTTGACCTAGCGCGTGAATTGTCGATCACCACGGGTTTGGATATCCTTGCAGGCTTCTTCGCAACAGGAGTAGTAGTTGTAGTGGTAGGTGCTTGCGCTTCTGGGGCGGCAGGAGACGTGGTTGCTGGTGGTTGCGCTGGCTGTGCAGACGTCGTTGCTTTGTCTGAACCTGTAGCCCTCCTTATGGCCTGTATCTGACGCTGATGGTAGGTTGTCTCCGACACTGAATCACTCTGATTGCCGCCGATGACCTTCACCTTGCCCGTCAGTGGATCATATCCCTCGAAAATAGCAACGTGACTTCCACTGCCTCCTTGCCTGCCGATGACCACTATATCACCTGGCCGGGCATTTGTCAAGCCCTCATTTCCACTTGCCGGATTGTAAACTTCCTGTCCAAAAGTCTTGAAGGATGCCGCCGACATTGACTTATTGCCCTTGACGCCTGAAGCCTCGAGTGTAGCATTCACGAATCGAGCGCACCATGCGTTTGCCGCGCCCTTCACTGTCGACAAATAGGAACCGGAATAGGCGTTCAGGTAGTCGGTCAGCTCTTTCTCGTCAATATTCTCATTTTTGCCTAGCATCTTCCTAGCTTGATCTACGACCGCATTTCCAGACGATTCGCCTATTCCTGCGCCGCCACTAGGTCCGCTGCCTGTTTTCAGCGTCTCGCCACCTGAAAACTTATCCATGCCGTCAGCGAAAGCTACCAACGCATTCGTGGCCATAACAAGTCCGGACTCAAACACCGGTAAGGTTTTGCTTATCAACTTGTGATAGTCAATATAGGACTTCTCCATCGCTTTCTGAGTCTTGATCACGTTTTTGGTGAAAGCATCCTCTCTCTTGATCTGCTCCTCTTGCTGTTTGCGTGAAGCTGTGAGTGCGTCCTCACCACCGTTGACAAAGTCTCGAACCTCGTGAAAGTTCTTGCCATACACACCTACCGACTCGCCCATTATCGAGGCATTCCTAGCAACAAAGTCGGAGTTCTTTCGTAGTGCATCGCGTAGAAGTCGCTCTGCTTCCTCAGCGCCTATCGATCCCTCTTTCAGCTTTTTCGCTATCTCAACCGACGCTCCTCCCGTTTGCACCGAAAGTGATTTTGCTGTTTCTGAATACGCTAGACCACCTTCCGACAAGGTATCCCTGAACCCTTTGGCAATATTCGGTCCAGCGTTTTTCATCAGCAGAGATTGTATATTCTTGATCTCCTCGATCTGCTTTTCCTTGCCTTCCTGCTCCATCAAGAACATAGTTGCTGCGAACTTGTCCTCGTTCATCAGCTCCTTTTGCTGCTTCTCAATCTCCTCACGACTTGCTCCAGTGGCCCTTGCAAGGATGTCAAGTTCAAATGAATATTGCTTTGCGCCTTCCGTCAAATCTCTCGCAGTCATCGTCTGGCTACGGCCTAGCTTGGTTTGGATATCCAAGTACGCTTCAGTAGATGATGCCATATCTTCTGCTGAGAACCCTAGCATCCTAAGTCGGTCGTCATCTCCTTGGGCAAGTTCTCCTATGATCTTCGAATATGACTCAGCTCCACCTGACACGGTCGTTCCAAACCGCGCAAGTGTAGTCGCGCTAGAGGTTATTGCTTTGGTATACGATTCGAGCTTCATCCCAGACTGGAACCACTGGCGCTGCAAATCGCTTATGCCATCAGCCGCAGTTGCTCCCACGACTGATAAGCTATGGAATGCCTTTGCCTGCATTGAAAGCTCGTCAATGACAGCGTCGCCTGTCTGAGCGGCTATCCTACTTAAATTTTGGAGTGCTTCACCCAAGTAGGGTGTCTTGCCTGCTGCAGATCCCACCATATCGGCTGCTTTGCCAAGAATAGGCTTCAACGTTTCAATGGAAGAGGTCGAATCTCCTAGGGTCTTGAAAGCCTCAGCAGTCTCGACAAGAGCATCTGTTACTTTCCGAGTGGTGCCTTTTTTAGTATTCTTCTTTACGGCCTTGCCGAACTCATCCAGCTTCGTGCCAGCACCATGAAGTAACGGATTTAGTGCCGCGATGCCTTCTCGAATATCCTGCTCCATCCTGCCTAAATCGTCATTCATAGCCTTCCTCGGGGATAAATATGTACATGATATTTATCAGGAGAAATCATGACACAATCCCTAAACCCACTACGCAAGTACTTTAGACAACCTGCGATCCATATTCGCCTGCCTTCAAACGGCAAGTTCTATCCGCCTGGTGTGCTTGTCTTGCCTCCTACTGGCGAGTTGCCTATTTATCCGATGACGGCTGTGGACGAAATAAAAGCCAGAACTCCCGACGCCCTTTACAATGGTGCCGCAGTGGTCGATATTATCCATAGTTGCGCTCCAGGTATAACCGACCCATGGCAAATGCCCGCAACAGATATCAGCGCTCTTCTAGCGGCCATAAGGTTAGCAAGCTATGGTCACGACATGGAAATAGGAACGACCTGCCCAAGTTGCAACACTAGCGACACGATAACCATCGACCTACGCAATGTCCTCGACAGTCTCCATACATCCGACGAGGATAACTCACTGTCAATAGGCGAACTGACCTTCAACTTCGGCCCTATGTCCTACTACCAACTGAACGAAATGAGCAAGAAACGATTCGAGGACCAACAGACGATCGAGTACATCACGTCGTCCGAACTACCTGACGCCGAGAAGATGGAAAGATTAGGAGAGGTATTCAAGAGGATCACGATGCTCACGATCGATACTATAGCAGGAGCAGTTAGGTCAATCACGACAAGCGATATGCTGGTCACAGATCCAGAACACATCAACGAGTTCCTGACCAACTGTCCTAAGACTACGTTCAACGTCGTGCGGGATCACACCATCAAGATTCGTGACGCAGCTGACCTAAAACCTGTAGCTATCACTTGCCCTAACTGCCTAAATGAGTACAAACAGGAATTCACGCTGGACATGTCAAATTTTTTCGATCCCGCCTCTTAGGACTCACGCCACAAGAGATCGAAGATCTGGTAGAAAAGCTAGACAAGGAAGTCAGCACTATCAGACACGATATTCTGAAAATGTGCTGGTACATGAGGGGTGGTTTGAATTATGAAGAGGCAATGTACACGAGTACAGAAGAAAGGAAGATCATCAACGAGATTATCAAGGAGAATCTCGAAACTACGAAAAACTCTAAGTTGCCCTTCTTTTGAGCGAAGTATGTCATAAGAGGAGGATATGGTTATATCTCAGTGTTGAATGTCCTTGTTAAGGAACATAAAAAGCGGAATAGGTAATTCCGCTTTTATTTTTCTTTAATTTAATAATATACACTTGATAACCATAACCATACGATACTTCTCTTCTTCTGTCTCGCTAGGCTTCTGAAGTGTATTTGACACCCTTCCGAGTGTCAAGACTTCGCATTACTCGCTGAGTATTCCTCGTCCACACGACAGTAGGTATTTCACAAAGGGTTTCTTTGCGTCGGTTGTCCTGGACTCTGGGCTCTGTACCTTACCCCACCTACTACGATTTTTAAGAGAACTTCGGTGTCATTGTTCTCATGGTCTTTGTAGACAACCATCGGAGACTGAATTTTGGTTTTTATTATTGTTGTTTTCAATCCCCTACCGACCAGTATTACTATCGATCCAACCCTTCCCTCTCAACTTCAAATGTTAAATCTCACATAGGTGAGTCTTTTTCAGCCGCTCTTCTGCGACAGGGCATCCTAAACTGTGACATCTAGGGTAGCGAGTTGAGGACCGGGTGCGACTCCCAGATTCACGTTCCTTCACCTGTAAGAAAGGTATACCGTCGCCGTATTAGTAGTGGGGCCGGCTATCCCCGAATATTCGCAAAACACTGATTATGGTGTACATTAACATGGTAGTCAACCCATGTCAAGTGTCAATTTCGACTTATTTAGTATTGGATTTAAGATGCCTTACAATTTGATGGTTTGGTTTTATTTCTCAGCCCGATAATAGAATTCGGCTGGCTCATAATCGGAGTAGAGCCAGCCTAGGTGAATGTCACCAAATGTGTCGTCATCCCGACGAGTTGAATATGACCGAGTTACTCTCGGTTCTTGTTATTCTGAATGTATATATCGCTTGTGAAAACATAGCAGAAATTTTCTTTTCGACTATGGAGTTATATTACTATGGTTCGGAATCGATGTCAAGTCATATTTACGAGAATCTACTTCAAGCACAACGTTTTTTGACTGTCTCAGCGTTCAATTCCCAGAACTGACCATGTTCCATTATTACCCAGCTACCTAGCGCCACGCTATCATAGACCAGATGATTCTGAGTTTGTAGTTCTGCCACGTCGGCACGAACAGCGACATACTGTCCTTTCCTGTTGAACTTCATCACGAGCATACTGAGATCACCCTGATCCTCTACTGATATGCACTGCGAAATCCATGTATCGAGTATCTTGACTTTGCCTGAGAAGAGCTGGTGAAACGGAAAGTCGGCATAGGATTTGCACTCCAGATTCAGTTTGGGGAACGAATCGCCAGGAATGATATCACCCTTGAAGTTTCGTATCTGCGACTCCGACAGGACATCCTTGCGAACGATATTTTTACCACCTATGAAAGCTCCACTTGATGGAACCCTGAGAAACTTCTCGCCATAGAGTTTGGTCAGAAAGTCTGCCACAGATCTCTCGAATGAATTGCCTTTTTGTTTTCCGTTTACTGCCATGGAAGTATTTATTGAACGATAAATACTAGATATAATATCGAGGAGTATCCGATGAGACTGACTGAGATTGAACAAAGTATTAAAAGCAAACTGAAAACTTTATCTGGGCCAAGAGGAGCTCCTGAACCTGCTGATAGAGCAAAAGAATGGGATGATGTTAAGGGCGTGAATTGGAGACCTCATAGCAAAAATAGTGCAAAGCAAAGAACCAGTGTCAAAAATTTCACAAACTGGGATGAGTTTGTAGAACAATTATTTGCTAATGTAGAACAGAATTTACCTTCTAGTATGCCATACACGGTATATCTAAATGACAGAATTCCCTACATAAAGGTCAGATCGAAAAACAATTGGGGCGTAGGCTGCGGAGTTAAAGGTAAAAATGTTTTCTTTGCAGTTGATATTCGGAATATGTTCCCTAGGGATGATCCTACTCATCGGTACGGAGAGAACACTCCTGTAGCCCTTCTTGCTAAATTCATCAAGACTAAATTTGGCGATGCGAGGCTCAATAAAAATGAAATATCGATTGAGCCCAAAACAAAAAACAATGATATAGATTTGTTAACAAGTGAATTTATTGAGTTCATTGAAATTATTGGATCTAGTAAAATAGCATGTCCTAAAGGAATAAGTGGTGCAAGAGGAGTGAGTACGAAGAGTAGAGTAAAAAGATCTAACTCCGATATCAGATATTATCTAGGAGCAGCCTCTTTGATATTTGTTGCAACCCGTTTTGGGATGGGATCTCTATTGCCTCGCGGAGGTGGCGAAAATGGTACGGCAACATTTGACATCAGAGATTCGATTATTGCTATAGGAGCAACTGAAGGGGCAATGGAAATTTATCGTGATACTGGTAGATGGGATTACAGAGAACACGCAGTTCCTTGTAAGGTTATCGTTGACGCTGGTATTGAAATGGTACAGCGAAACAGACCAAAAAATGGCGAATTGATGGCAGATGGAGACAAGCAGTTGATACTTGACGTCGCGTCAATGATTCGCAATAATTTGACGCTAGTATACTGCACGAAACAGGAGGCTGATCTTATTGATACGAAATATGAATCAACAATGCCTCCTGGTTTTGATCCTATCACTGGCGGAGATGTTCTGGCTAGGTTCCAAGAGTTCGGTATAAAGGTGTACAACTTCGAAGGTCAACCATTAGGCGAATAACATACTGATCTCAACAGAGAAGATTTATTGACAAGTTATCATTTGTTACTAAATGATTTTTCAATCTCAATTAGATAGCGATCATTGTCAACGTGTGAAATCCTGCTGGTTTATTCGTTCAACGAAGGCAATAAACGAATTGCAGAGGAATAGCGGATCACTTCCTAACCCAAATTATTGGTCGATCATTGAACATCTTCATTGAGTGACGCTCGTAACCCAAGCTCCTCATAGTGTTGGTGAATATCTTGGACATATCCTTATCAGGATAAGTCATTATCCCAACCTGATACTCATCGAAATGACCAATAGCGTCTGGGTTGAAAGCATTAGCTGTAATCAGATACCTAGGATGCAAAGCCTCGACGACTTCCTTTAAGTGCGTTATCGGATCCTCGAAGTGTTCGAAGTACTCGCTTGCGAAAACGATGTCATTATCGCCACCGACCTCTTCCAGTGTGTTCACCATAGTGAAACCATACTTTTCACCGAGTATGGACGCAATGCGATGCTGGAATGTATCTGGTATATTGGTTCCTACTATCTCGGCATCCGGCCAATAGCTTTTCAATAACGATGTGGTAAACCCTACTCCACATCCAAGATCAACTATCTTGTCGACCTTACCAAAAGTATCCGCTGCTGAGGTACCATTGGGCTTACGATGAAGCGTCATTATAGTTTGACGACTGTATTTTTTCCAGCAAATCCATAGATCAATTATGTAATACGGATCGCTATATACCAGATAGTCGGGATTATCTGGCAACGAGGCATACCAACGATTCAGTAGATCGTCGTATACCTTCAAGTTTGCTAAATCTTCCGTCGTTAGCTCTTTCTTATTGAGGCGTTTAATAGCACTGTGAACAGCTAGTCTCACAACTTCTGGATTCACAGGTAGTTCCGCCTTTGCAAGCTCAATAAATTCCTCTAACTTGATATCAAATAATTTTTCTGTCATAATTTACCTAAATGATTTTTCAACTAATAGCATTTTCTTTTTATGCTATCAAGTAATTCCAACCTATCTACTTCACTAAAAGGTGAGTCACGATTCAAAACGGACAAATCAATGTTGAATGACTTGCTTACATCCTCGATTGTGAGGAAATCTACCTCATCGTGTTTGGAACCTATGATAGCGATATGGCGCGAGAGATTTTGCCCCTCGCGTCCACCTATCGCTCTGGTTGTATAAAATATACCTTTATTCATGGTTTGCATTGTACGCTATTTAGCGTCAGATGTCAACCTTTGAAATATTAACACCGCACCTTTGTAAAAACACGACGCCAGAGTCACACCGGTAGTCTTCTAGGTAGTACATCGACGTGATGCCAGCTTGGTAAATCATTTTTGCACAATTTATACAAGGCGAGTGTGTACAGCATTGGCCTCTGCGTGTAAAACCTCATCAAACGTTTTGAGCGAACCGTCTGCAATCTCGTACTCGCAGACATTGTCCCAAAGATACGTTTTACTCTTTGCTGGCATTCCATTCCAGCCATACACGATTGCATCGTCAGCTGTCACAATGATTGCACCGACTCTTAGTTTGACAGCTCTACTGAGCGAAGCAGTTTCTTTAGCCAGACGCAAGTAGTAGTCGACCATTCTTTGATTCATGACCACCTCAACATGAACAACATAGCATCCTGTTCATCACGAAAGAAATACAACCCACCACTCTGAAAACGCCACCTGGTTGGATCTTTGCCAAAATTCTGAATAGCCCATTTATGGATTGGATAGTAGGTTTGGCGGACTGAATCCACATCAATCGCTTTAGCCTTACATTGCTTTGCGAAAGTAAAACCATTCAGTCCATACAAAGTACTCGACTCTTCCCATGGCGTCATTACAATATCTCCACATCCGAGTCAAACGTCGTAAACCCATTCTCCTTGGTTACCTTCAGTATATTTTCAACCCGACCTGCCAGTTCGTCACGATGACTTACCAACCATATACTCTTGCCACGCTCACGGCTCATCTGCTTCAGCAACGATAGCGATGCTTCCACGCCTTGCGTATCCATACCACTGTCGATCATTTCGTCAATGAATAGTAGGTTGATAGGGTGGTATAGACTCTCGAAGACATCACGGAACGCCCAGTTCATGCTCAATATCAGTCGGTTCCTCTCCCCCCTGCTAAGATTACCAAAATCAAGCTCTCGACCAAGCTCCTCGATACTTACAGACAAATCATTCTGAAACACGACGGTATGAGGCAAGCCGATACGATCAAGATAGAAGGTCAGGCGAGAGTTCAGATAGCTTAGATTTTGCTCGATGATCTTTTTCCGCACAAAAGAATCCTTCGACGTCAATAGCTTCAGGAGAAAGTCCTGATGATCTTGGATACGCGACAGATCGTTTAGCGTGTCGTAGGACACTTCCTGTAGTGCTTGATTCTTCATGTCGTCGATCTGTTCATGATACGGGTCAACCTCGGTGGAGCGGGTTTGGAGTTCGCGCTCCAGTGTTTCTAGCGTACTCTTATGGTTGTAAGCAGATTCTAGTTTGTCATAGAATACCTTTGGCTGAGGTCCAACCTCTCCAAGATCACCCAACGTCGTCTCGTGTTCGATCTGCTGTGTGTTATTTGCTAGCCACTGTAGTCCAGTTTCCTGAAGCAATTCCTGCTTAGCCTTCCGTATCTCATCCTGCTTTTCATCGTGTAACGATTGTCCACAAGCATAGCACTCATGCTTGTCAAGCGCCGCCAGTTCCTTTTTTAGCTTGTCCTCTATCTTGGTTAGCTTGGCCTGGTTGGTGCTGATCTCGCTTATGTATCTTTTCGTTTCCGCTATCTTAGCCTTCTTGGTGTTGTACTCGTCGAGCTTTCGGTGCGCCTGAATTTCAAGAGTGATGTCCACGTGCGCTAGATCGTCGATTGCAGTTGTCAACTTCTCGACGTCTTCCTTTTGTTTGGCAAGCCATAGTTTTCGACGCTTTTGTAGACTGGAAATCTGTTCCTCAATCTTCTCATTAGCCTTCCGGACTGCGGAGATGCGAACTTCTTCATCGCGTATATCGTTCTTAGTCAGTCGGTTTAGTTCCTTTATTTTTTCTGCTCGTTCACTCAGCTGTGTTATGCCGAGAAGCTGCTCGATGATAGATCGTTGTTCGTTTGCTCGTAGGCTCAGGAATGGTTCGGAATAGGTATTCAGGGCGACGATGTGTTTGAACATGTCATGACTGATACCAATGATCTTCTCAATGTTGGCTTGGGTTTCTTTGTTTTCACCCTGTGCTGTGTCCTGACTGGCCTGTTCTTTGTCCGATACGAAAAATCTAAGTACGTTAGGCTTACGGCCACGTTCAATACGGTAGTCGACACCATTGACTTCGAACTGCAAACTGACCAGCATGTTCTTGTCATTGGTCTTGTTCACAAGGTTGTCTTTTTTGATATTGCTGACACCCTGTCCGTATATTGCAAAGCATAGGGCGTTCAGCAAGCTAGTCTTTCCAACACCATTGCGTGACCCATCGCCTCCTAGATCAAGGTTCTCGCCCAAAACAAGAGTCAGGTCGCGTCTATCAAAGTTGACACCTTGAGTGGCATTGCCAATCGACAGGAAATTTTTAGCTGTGAGATTCTGTATTTTGATCATAGTTATAGAGTCTGGTAGATGGTTAGCAACAAATTGGGATCATAAAAATCGCTCTTGATGTTAGTTATCTGATCGATGATGATCTGGTCGACGGACTCGAACTTGACACTTCCAGGCGAAAGGTCAGCACTTATATTGCCAGTCTTGATAGGTATCAGAGCCATCTCACGCAAGCCATAGTTGCCTACAAATTGATCCTTGATGAACGTAGCCTCTTCATAGGAGATATCGATGTCAAGATCGACTCGAACGTGCATATTCTCCTTTAGAATGGTACTAGCGTTGTCGATCACTTCGCTTAGTTTGCTCACTAAGTACAACGGCTGTTTGGGCCAGTGACGATACACGGGCTCGGCCCCCCAGTCGAGTATCATACATCCTCTCTTGGCATCACCAGCGTCTGCAAAGTTATGAGGGAAGCAGTTGCCAATGTAGTGGATATTTTGCTTTTGCTGTCTCATGTGAAAGTGACCTGAGAAGACGTCACCGACACTATGGAAATGCTCCATTTTGGTATGACCTTGATCTGGCATTTCCACTTTGGCATTCATTAGGAAGTGAGGAAGCTCGAAATGACCGAACACGTATTTGGCGTTAAGTTTTTCGATCTTTTTGTGTTCATCACCTACTAGCCAAGGAGCAATGACGACGTCACCGGACTTGAACCAGTCATTGCAAATCTGAATGTTTGGCAAATGCCGCGCCCATTCAAGAGAATGACAATTTCTACTCTCCCTGAAAAAATTGTCATGGTTCCCGACGATAATGAATGATTGAGAAAAGGCGTCATTTATCTTCTCGAACGCCTTTAGTGAGTATTGCAGAGTTTGAATATTCAATGATGAACGATTATGATGCCAATCACCTAAAAATAATGCGGTATCACATCCTTCTATTTTTGCAGTTTCGATGATCCAATCAATAAATTCATCGCAATCCTTGAGATGCGTGAGTGAATTATTCCTAAGTCCATAATGAATATCCGTAAAAACTATCGCTTTTTTGAAAAGATTTGACATTTTTTTTATCTTAAATAAATAGTACACAAATACAATATACTACATGTAAGACAAGAAGTCAACAGAAATCTGACTTATATTAGTTGCGGATCGCAGTGCGCTAACACTCATCCGCCTTAACGTCTCGGGAGACATCAACATGGCTATTTATTCTGAAAAAAAGTACTGCGTTTATTTGACATCCTACTCAGGCAATAAATTACCTCCATTCTACGTCGGCTCAACAAGCATTGACAGAATTAAGTCCGGCTATCGTGGTAGTATAAAGTCAAAAAAGTACAGAAAAACTTTCAAAAAAGAGATGATGGAAAATCCACATCTATTCAAAACTCAAATTATTCACTCCTATTACTCAAGAAAGATGGCATTATTCAAGGAAAAAAGAGTTCAGGTTAGACTCGACGTAGTGAGGTCGTCAATGTACTTCAATGAGTCAATCGCTCAGGTTAACGGAATGTTCGGCAGGGATAATAGTGGGGAAAATCATCCACTATTTGGAATAGGCCACAGTGAGAAAACAAAATCACTGATAAGTCTGAATCACTCTGATGTTTCCGGAGAAAAAAATCCTAGAGCGAGGAAAATTCTACTGATTTCACCAACTGGAGAATTTATCATATGTCACGGCGATTTATCTAAAAAATGTGATCTTTGGGGATTTAGTTATGCAACAATATACTCTAATATCTCACATGATATAAAAATTATATCTCGAAGAAAAAATAAAGGTTTGCGATACTGTTATATTGACTGAAAATTCAGTGCAATATGGTTCAGTGTGAATGGTAACACACTGAACCATTGTTGTCAACTGTTTTTCATGCTTTCTAAGAATCTTGCCTCTTCCAACTCGAACTCTCCCTTGATCTGTCTTGTCCATGATGGGTCAAGTCCGTTTTGCTCCAGAAGATCGTCTCGAATATTTTGACTCTTTCTTTCGTTATTCAGTACCACTCTAAATGCGTTTGTCATGCAGCAGGTGTAGTACGCAAATGGATTGTCGGAACGACCTTCATTGAAGGTTAGACCGGCCAACGTCAACTGAAGCAGTGCATGACTCTTCATCTCATCCAGATACGTGTAGCCTCGCCAGTTGCCTTTACTCGCATATCGATCGCACAACATGATGTACATCCTGGCTAGATTGTCCGATATTCTGCCATGATCTTTGCTGAACTCGCCATCTTCTAAGCTACCTTTCCAATGACTTTTGCCAACGATATACAGTTGGTTGTTTTCATCGACTCGGTAGTGGTAAAATGGAACGAAGTTGAGACGAACGTATTTGGTAGACAGCACCGGAATATCGTCGTCGGCAGCGTCGAACACCTCAGACACGTCAAAAGCCAGATCCATCAGCTCGACCTTGGCTTTCTTCTTGGGTTTATTTTTCGAGACTTTCGCCGGCGCCAATGGAATATGATCCCAGCAAGTCACTCTAAATACTAGATCGGTAATATTTATGGAGTTGATATCTATGATTTCGCCGAATTCTTTCTTCGCTCTATCAACTCTCCTTTGTTTGGCTTTTTGTATATTTTCCTCGGTTATTTCCTCTATAGTCTCAAGTATAATATCTGGCCAGTGATCTGCATCCCTATCACGGAAACTACAGTAGCTAATCTTGCTCAGATGTATCTCTTTGAGTATATCTCGATTGTTTAGGTAATTTTTTTGAACTCTTGGTTTAATCACGTTATCCTCCTAGGAGAGAATAGCTTATCACAATACTGAGTTCATGTCAAGTACTTTTTAGCTAAAATCGGACAGATAAATACACGATAACCAGGAATATAATATGCCAGTAGCACCAGAAGAACCTGTAGTAACTCTCCCAGAAGTCGACGTTACTGCACAGCGTGAATTTGAAACTCCAATTGAGTTCGCAATGGCCGAAGAGGCAAGGCGCCAACAGACTCTTGCGTCTCAAAGAAAGCAGATAAACAATGGCGATTGGCGGGTTCGTCTGAGATTGGCACCTCAAAGCCAATACTTATATAACGATCCATCAGGCGCAGGTATATTGCAACCATTGGTAGATACTGATGGTATAATATTCCCTTATACTCCCAAGATAAGTATGAACTATAAGGCCACATATCAAGAAACGCCGCTTACACATTCTAACTATACTGGATACTTTTACCAGAACAGTTCGGTTGATTCGGTTGAAATTCAATGTATGTTCACGGCACAGGATACTTACGAAGCTAACTATTTGTTGGCAGTTATTCATTTTTTCAGGTCGGTGACAAAAATGTTCTACGGACAAGATGCACAGCGAGGCAGCCCTCCACCATTGGTTTACTTGTCTGGACTCGGCGAATACCAGTTCAATGAACATAGCTGCGCGGTGAGGAACTTCAACTATTCTCTTCCGAGCGACGTGGATTATATCAGAGCAGGCAGCGTGGCACAGACTAGCCAGAACTCGAATAACCAGCGCAATAGGCAAACGGTTGCGGTGAACAACCAGAAAAGTGGAGTGCAGAGATTGAGGGCTGCGTCGTTGACTAAAGGAGCAATACCAATCAGTACGGTACCAGCAGGAACAAAAACTTTGAACGTCAACAATCCCACCTATGTGCCTACCAAGTTGGATATTTCAATAACATTGATACCGATGTTGAGCAGACGCCAGGTAAGTCAACAATTCAGTTTGCAAGGATTTGCAAATGGCAAACTACTGAGAGGAGGGTTCTGGTAATGGCCGCAACGTATAACGCAATGAGTCCATACTATGCAACTGGATATGATCAATACTACTTGGACGTGATGGTCAATCGTCCTATTCCTAAGCAAACGGACGATCGCTTTTTCACCATAAACCAGACCTACCAGTACAGACCTGATCTGCTGGCGTTTGACTTGTACGACAACTCGGAGTTATGGTGGGTATTCTATCAGCGCAACCCGAACACCCTACAGGCCCCGCCGCTTGACTTTGCTGCTGGAACGATGATTTATTTACCGAAGATCACTACGCTACAAGCGGCACTAGGATTCTAACATGCCAGTAAACAATGGCCCACAGGATACTCCACTTAGCTCTGCTGGCTTAGTGGCACAAGCGCAACAGGCAAGGGATGATGGAGCTGCGGTTCAATTCCCAAACCAGCAGCCTATCACATTGTCGGCAACGGAAAGATTCAATTCACCACTGAGCCAACAGTTCGGCACCGACGCTCCTGTGCGAACTTTAGCGCAGACGCAGTCTACTCCTCCAAACAGTATTGTAAAAGTCGGCACCGACGTTGGTAGAACGCTACCAGGTGGTGGTAGCCCGCTCGATGAAGTATTCCCATATACGAATGATGCTGCCAAGAGGGTCCAAGACGACGTTACATCCGCGACGAAAAAGATCATCGACGACATTGCCGGAAGAGGAGCGCCAGGGGATGATGCTAGTCTCAAAAACCAAACGCAGGCCACACTCGATAACCTATTCGACAATACCATAGTCGCTCAGCCAAATATACTGGACAAGTACTCGTCCTATACTTACGTCGCATCGTTTTACCTGATGTCGCCAGAGGACATGCAGAAGCTGGTCGACAGTAGGAACACGGATATTAGTGGAGCGCAACTACTATTTCAAAGCGGCGGCGCTCCACAAGTTAGTCCTATAGGAGCACCAGGACGAAATCCATACTTCAACATGGACTATTATATCGACCACATCAAGCTAAAGACTACATTGACGGGTGCAGGCACGAATTCAGGACACAACAGCACCGAGCTTGAGATGACAGTTATCGAGCCAAACGGTATCACCCTCGTTCCTAACTTGAGAAAAGCCGTCGAGGAATACGTTGGTCTACGCAGTCTACAATCACAAGTGTACCTGCTGGTCATTCGGTTTTATGGATACGATGAGCAGGGAAACCTAGTCAGATGTGGCAACAATCTAGGCAACGGCAGTGATACCAACGCGTTTATCGAGAAATTTTTGCCTCTGCAAATCACCAAGCTAGACTTCAAGGTAGCAAGCAAGACCGTGGAATATAGAATGGAGTTTGCGTGTATTCAATATAGCGTGGCGGCAGGCTCGGCCAGGAACAGTTTGCTTACGAACATTGAGCTGAGTGGACAGACCGTGAAGGAAGTGTTGGACGGCGCGATGGTGCCCGCTCAAGCTACCTCAGGGCAACGTGACAACCAAACGTCAACAGAGTCGGGTGCAAGAGCTCCTCTCGCGCCGGAGAAGGCAACGTCCTCGACCAACCCTAAGGGAACATATCGCCCAGGTCTTATAGCAACGCTCAACCGATATCAGGAAGAGCTGGTCAAAAAAGGAACCTACCTATATCCAGACAAGTATACCATAGAGTTCTCGACTCCAGCAATAGCAAATGCCAAGATTCTGGTAAAAGGAGGAGACAACAAGGGAACTGGCATGCAGATGACTGATTCAGCTGCTGCTAGGACCGTTCCCGATAAGCAGTCGGTTGACCCAACAAGCCGCCTTACCAGCTTCACGGCAGGACAGCAAGTTACTCAGATCATTGACCAAACCATTCGCAACAGCACCTACATCACCGATCAGTCCAACACACTGGTTTCCGAAAAAACAGGAGAGCTGTCCGTGAACCCATCCGAGGGCAAAAACACGGCATGGTATAAAATAAATATGCAAGCGGTTCCTAGAGTGTTCGATAGCAATAGGAATGACTACGCCTACGATATAAAGTTCCTGATAACACCATATCAGATAGCCGACATGAAGTCAAGTTATTTCAACTCGCCCAAAATTACAGGTGTCCACAAACGGTACGACTACTGGTTCACAGGACAAAACACTCAGGTACTCAACTACGAGCAGACCTATGACCTAACTTACTACGTCACTCTTACTGGCGATAACGGCTCAGCTGGTTCGCTAGGTGACAACACAGAGATCAAGCAGGTATATTCTCCTCGAAGTGGACAAAGCTCACAAGGAGCGGCTGGAAAAACGAACGAAATAGCTGCAAACGCTGCCGACTACCTCTACAGCAAAGGCAATCTAGCAGAAGCAACTCTTACCATACTCGGCGATCCGGCTTGGTTGCAGCAAGGTGAATTGCTGGGATTGCCAAGACCTACTGACTTCAAATACGGACCATTTTTGGCTGATGGTACGTTGAACTTCGATAGTAGCCAGATCCTGTTTGAGATTGCTATAAATGCACCACAGGACTACAACATGCAAACTGGTCTGATGGATCCCAATACCAGAACGGACGAAAGTGTGATCAGAACAACCTCAAAAAATGAGGCCAGACGTAGGTACGTGTACTTAGCAATTGATGTGGAAAGCGAGTTCGTCAAGGGGAAATTCACACAGGTATTGAAGGGTAAACTGTTGGAGGAGATGACCGAACAACGGTTTGCAGACACGCTGGCTCAAGAGCGTGAGGCGCTAAGTAGCCTTATACCTACAACCAGAGATAGGAACGTCAACACCGATAGAGCCAAAAACGCAGAGAACAACACGAAGAAACAGCAGGCAGCCAAACCAACGACGTCAGGCTCAACGAACAAGAACCCGAATCCTACTCCGGTGCCTTCTCCGCCACCTAAGCCGACTACGTCAAATGGCGCAGTGACTCCGGATACTGGAAGAATAGCACCTGATGAGATACTCGTAGCAACAACAGACTCTAATGTCAACCAATACATCAATAGGGAAGCTTAATGGCAGATAACGTACAACGAACTGGCGGCAGACCAAGTCAATATAAATTTGACAGAGGTGGCGCACCTGCCGAAATGGGGCCGTTCATAGGGATCGTGGTCAACAACGTAGACACGACCCGAAGCGGAAGGCTTCAAGTGTTCATCGAAGAATTTGGCGACACCAAAAAGTCCGGCAAACCAAACCTAGAGGACAAGTCAACGTGGCGAACCGTGAGCTACTGCCCGCCATTCTATGGAACAACACCAGTTCAAAATGGTGGCACAAACTCCAGTGTTGGGCAATACCCAGGCAACAATAACAGCTACGGAATGTGGTTCACTCCACCTGATCTAGGCGTAAAAGTTCTGTGCTTCTTTGTCTCCGGAGATCCAACTAGGGGATACTACGTCGGTTGCGTGCCGAACCAACAGGTCAACCATATGATTCCTGCCATCGGCGCGGTTTCGCCTGACAAGAGAGAGGAGCAAAACACAAACCAAAAGACCTACTTCTCGAACGCGCCTCTGCTGCCTGTCACTGAGATCAACATCAACAATGAGCAGATAGCCGACAGTACCAAGTTCTATGATCAGAAAAAGCCCGTACATTCATACGTGTCCACCGTTCTATTCCAACAGGGACTGATCAACGATCCTGTTCGCGGACCGATAGCGTCGAGCAGTCAACGTGAAAGTCCAAGCCAATGCTATGGTATAAGCACTCCAGGGCGACCGATATACGCCGGTGGGTCAGCTGAACTCAACAAGGATCAGACATTCAAGAAGGACGTACAGGACGCCAAGCCAGCAGACGTGAATATCATTGGTCGTCGAGGAGGACATACCTTCGTGATGGACGATGGCGACATCGCAGGAAAAAATAACCTTATTCGAATTCGGACGGCTCAAGGTCATCAGATCACTATGAGCGACGATAACAACTGCCTTTATATCATCCACGGCAACGGACAAACATGGATAGAGCTAGGTCAAGAAGGAACGGTTGACGTCTACGCTACCAACTCGGTGAACGTGAGGACACAAGGCACACTGAACTTTCACGCCGATAAGGACATCAACATGTTCGCAGGCGGTAAACTCAGCATCAAGTCAATGCAGGGAACTACGGTCCAGAGCGAAACGGAACTCAATCTTGCATGTAAGTCAAGACTGAATCTCTACAGCCAGGCGGCAATAGGCATCAGCGCAAACGGGACCTTAGGAATAAAAGCGAAGACAATGGGCATCAACGGCGGCAGCCAACTGAACCTAAAAGCGTCCAAGATAAACCTAAATGGAGCTTCGACGCCCAACGTACCTGTTCCGGCTGGTCTAACCGAATATATCCTTACGGATACGGAATATAACTCAAGCAGTGGATGGCAGGTGAAGCCGGATGGGCTCAAGAGCATTGTAACGCGAGCGCCAACGCATGAACCTTATCCGTACCATAACCAAGGAGTGCAAGCATCGGTGAATCTGGAAAAGGGAAAACCGTCGACACCACCTGGCGCTCCATCTGTGCCTAACAACTGGAGCATCACCAAAAAATGAGCAAGTTCGAATATACCCTGTCCTCCGGTGACAAGTTTACTGTGCTAGGACCAGACAACGCCACGCAGGAACAGGCCGACTATGTGTTCTACCAACAGGTGGCGGCTGGCGCTCTGGTAGGCTATACGGCGGGCCAAACACTGGCAAGCACCACTAACGATACTACCACATTCCAGCTCAGTCGTCAAGAGCGAGGTACGGCGGGCGTTTCATCTGGCATCTCGACGGTTGTGAACAGCAAGGTTGACATCATCAACGGAATACTCAACTCGGTATACGGAGACGTGCCTCAGCGATTGCCAAGCAACCTGGCTAACACGATAGCAGAGAGCGAAACCTCCAAGGTGGACGTACCGGAGATTGTGGACGTCATTGATAGCCTGCCCATCATCTCCGGCATACCTAACTTAGCCGGCGAACCGATTCAGGACCCAGTTGACCAAGCCGATATTCTGGCAGCCAAAGGCGATAGCCTAGGACCACCGACAATAGGTCCGCTATCATCGTTCCAGATTCAAAGCCTACTAGCACAGATCGTCAACCTTGTCAAGCAACCTTACTACGAAATTACACAGGACAAGGGAGTGGGCAAATACGGTTTCACCTGCTACCAACTTGAGAAAGCAGGATACGTTAAGCCAGCAACCTCGGCTAGGTTCATTGACTCGACGCCCGACGAGTTCATTCCTGTGATGAATAGTCCTACAGTATGGACAGGCAGAGAAGGAGTTAACAGCCTGGACAAGCTACTAGCCAACGAGGACCTACAGAACAGCATTCAGATAGACCTGATGGCGCAGGGTTACAAAGGACTAACGGCAGCTGGAGTCATCTCGAACGTTGCCGAACCTGCCTTCGAGGAAGATATAGGATGGGTGTATTCGGCATCGGGACTACAGCAGTCTGGGTTACAGCCTGCGACTGCATCGTCAAACGCAGGAGGCACACTCGGCATAGCAGGCTCGTTACTTACCGAACCAACGGTAGAATATTCAACCTTGACGTCAGGCGTAACAGCTGCTGCAACCAGTAACACGGTCGACATCGAAGATCTGAACTACAACAACATGGTAACCGACGTCACCAACAGGGTGAACAGCGACATAGGAGCGTTATTGGTCAACGCTGGCAAGTTTGGTCCAGAGATCACTGCGATATGGGCCAACTCGGGTGACACCAGCGTATTTAGCGATTTGGTAAATCTAGGAGTGAACTCGGTCAACAACTCCAACATGTTCCTCAACAAACTGAGTGGTGCAAGCTCGCTACTGAACGGAGGCATAACCGCCAGTAACCCACTGTCACTGTCGACTCAGTACGATCTATCCAGCAAAAATAGCTCGCTGAACAACAACACCAACTTCGGTGCCGTTGGGTTATCTGGTATTTCAAAACAGGTGACGACCGCGCTAAACAGTCAGGCAGTAAAAATAGCCAGTACCATGAACGCCTACGGAAAGGCATCTCAGTTCTCGATCAACTATACCAACCCTGTCAACTCACTAGGAGAGCTAACCAGCTTGAACAACCTTAGCAAGCTGTCCTCTACTGCTACCAACCTAACGAATGTGTCGACGGGCCAGATAAATAACATACAGGCATTGGCATCCAACTCCCTGGCAGACATAGGCGCTGGCATTTCAAACCTGAACAACTTAGGAAACCTTGGCAACCTAGGGAATCTAGGCAGCATCGCAAGCATAGGCCGGCTGAGTGGACTCATGGGACAATTTGGTAGCCTTACGAACATCCTAGGAGGGTTCAGTAGACTTGGCAACCTATTTGGTGGCAACAACGCACTGGTATCGGGCACCAAGGTAGCAGCAGGATATAGCAACACCGTGAACAGACAGACGGTAGACGCAGCGGTGGTAAGAATCCTAGGCAATCCAAAAATACAGCCGCCAACCTTTGGATATCCATCGGCAAACAGTACAGGAAAAGGAAAGGACGTAAGTTCGGCCCAGAAAGCAATAGCGGAAAAAGGCGTGGTGCCCATTTACCGAGAATAGGAGATCAACGGATCACTTCCACCGAGATAACACATGACGACATTTATAGGGTTCAACACGCAAAACCAATACAAGAAATTCACGCTGGTCGACGACGAACTGGTAAAGCGCGATCTGCTAAACGCTTTCAACATTCGTCAAGGACAGTTGCCAGGTGTTCCTGAGTATGGCTCAACCATCATGGACAACCTGTTTGAAAACCAGACCCAGGAAACCGAGAGTATCATAGTAAACGAGGTGCAACGGATATGCGGCGGTGACCCTAGAATACTCGTCGACAGCATTCAGCTATTCCCGCAGCAAAATGGGATGCTCATCCAAATTGAGATAGCAATCGTTCCTTCTACGGTTTCAGAAATGCTAAACATCTTCTTCAATGGGGATACGAAACGTGCGAGCTACATCTGATGAGAATAGATGAACTGTTTGACAAACCTGCGGCCATAAAATGGCAAACTGATCCTAACACGGCATATGCTCACTTTGAAGCGAACGGCAAGAAGTACACAGCGAAGGCGTACCTAAGCGATGACCTAACTTCGATGAACTTCGAGTTCTTCAATGAAAGTGCTCCTTCCAAGTCCTCGTCTGGGATCACAGGTACAGGCGATCAACATACCGTGTTTGCTACCATCGTCGAGGTACTACGCACCCTGATAAAGGTTTATCCGATTGAAAACATTAGCTTCACAGCGAAAGAACCTAGTCGCCAAAAACTATACAAGACTATGGTAAGAAAGTTATTGCCAGATTGGAAAGTAACCGAAAAGATCGATTCATGGAATGGACCAACATTCAACGCAACTAAACCAGGAGACGAAGATGAGAATTGATGAACTGTTTGACAAACCTGCTCCTGTTGAATGGGACTGGAAAACTGGAGCATATGGCGGAACTGCCAAGTTTGAGACAGGTGGAAAGAGGTTTGCTGCGAAATGGGGCCTATCGGAAAAAAATACTTGCTTAGACTTTGCCTTCTACAACGAGAGCGTGGACCCAACAAGAGCAACGAAGATAACAGGCACAGGTGACCAACATGCCGTCATATCCACAGTGATAGATATTGTCAAGACGCTGATGGCCAAATACCCTATAAATGAAATCACATTCGTCGCAGATGAACCTAACCGTCAGAGGCTATACACTAGAGTTATGAAAACGGTTTTTCCAGACTGGAAAGGCGAGGAAGAGTTTCCTGGCGCTTTTCGATATACCAAACCTAGGATCAACGTCAGAGAAGTTTTCGACAAACCTGTTCCTATCGAGTGGGATTGGGATTATGACTGGGCCAACGAGATGCGGGCGAGTAGGGCAGAATTTGTAATTGATGGTAGATTATATCAAGCATATTGGGAATTAACTGAGAAAAGCACGAGAATGTTATTTGAATTTGCCGACATTAGTACCGAGGCAAACATGCACAAGATTACGGGAGTTGGGAATCAACACGCGGTGTTTGCGACTGTGGTGGAGATTTTAAGAACCATAATGAATAGTTATCCTATTGAAGTTATCGATTTCGCCGCAGATGAGCCTAGTAGACAGAAACTGTATATGCACTTGATACGTCGCTATCTACCAGGCTGGAAAGTATCGGAAAAGAATTTGAATGGAATGAGGGTTTATACAGTTACCAAGCCAGTTTAAGCGTTGGCAAGAACGTAGGGCTTGTTCCACTTACCGATGTTGATGTTGGTGTACCAACCCACGTGGAAGTAGTCTGATTGGATGTCGCTATGGTTAAAGTTGCCCTCGCCCATTGCGTCTCTTAGTTCGAGCAGAGCCTTTGCGGCGTCACCGGAGAAGTGGCGGTCAATGTAGTATTCATTCACTTGAATGTAGTCTTCAGCTTTATTTGAAGGACCATCGTACCAGCCAGTCGTGTTGAAGTTGTCAATGAAGTCTATTGACCCACCGCTGATAGTCAGCACCAATGTTGAATAGTGCCTCACGCTTAGGCTACCTTTCAGTTTATACCTCTTCAGGATGTTCTTGATCTTAGGAGCCAGTTTGTTTTTCAGTTCTTGGTTCATGTAGGCCATTGTCTTTCTCCAGTTGTTTGTCTCTATGGGTGTAGTATAGCAAATGGTGAAAAAGTGTCAACCTCGAATGCAGAGATTTATCGAATTCTTTAATCCTCACTCCATGAATAAGCGTTACTCCCTTCTTGATAACCCTCATCGTAACCTTTATCGTAACCTTTATCGTAACCTTCCTCTAATGATTCTTTTTCACGGTAAGTAACCCAATCAGCAAATTGTTCATAACATATATTACCCTTAATTATTTCATTATAGAATTCCTTCAGATTCTTGTTGTCTTCTATTTCTTTGGTAGTATATCCGGTCATCTTCTTTCTCCAGTTGTTTGTCTCTATGGGTGTAGTATAGCAAATGGTGAAAAAGTGTCAACTTTTATTTCATGCTTCTGGGTCAAGTTGGCAGAGATCTTTTGCGTACTTGATGAGCGCATCCTTTGTGGGCAAGAAGTCATAGCTCTCTTTGTCGGCAGGCCATATTTTGTTATGAAGTGTAATGTTGGGTTGTTGACCGATGCTCACTAGATATTTGATATCTTGGTTCCATTTTAGGTGGGCTTTTCGGTTGTCGTTAATCGAGTCGGTGATGGTATCGAAGAGAGTCAATGCTTCTTTTTTCGAGTAGATATTTTCTTTGCCGCTTATTGTGTTTGCAAAATACCCACGGTCGAATTCCAGACTTTGATCGTAGTAGTACGTTGCTGCCTGACAAACCTGTGAGTTTTCCATCTGAACATCTTCGTGGAATGTAATGTCACCAAGTTCTTCTGCGTGTATGCCAGCACTGGCGATCACTGCGAGGCTTAGGATAAGTTTGGTGCTATTTTTCATTTTTCGCTCCAGTTGTTTGTCTCTATGAGTGTAGTATAACAAATGGAGAACAAGTGTCAACTTTTTAATTCAATTCCATAACTTTTCAATGATGCGATCTCGGCTGCAGTGAACTTTTTCTTCTTGATTTTCTTTATGAATTCCTCTTTTGACATTTCTAGACCGTTTATACACCATCCTTTGGTACCATCTGCCCATTCGACAGCAGGCCCATCTTCTCGATGTCGTTTGTCGTTTACCAGCCAACTTTTGGCGCCACTAGGGTATTCAATAGCAGGTCCATCTGCTCGATGTCGCATGCCGTTTATATACCACCACTTGGTGCCATCTGCATGTTCTGCTGCTGGGCCATCTTCTCGATGACGATCACCCTCTTGGTACCACTCTTTAGTGCCATCAGCATATTCAAGAGCAGGTCCATCTACTCTGTGAAGTTTGCTGTATAACCACCAGCTCTTGGCGCCATCTGGATATTCGACGGCTGGGCCATCTTCTCGATGAAGATCGCCGTTTAGGTACCAATATTTTACGCCATCTCTTTCTTCAGTCTTATACCTACTCATCTCATCCTACCTCAATTTCGTAACTTTTCAATGATGCGATCTCGGCTGCAGTGAACTTTTTCTTCTTGATTTTCTTTATGAAATCCTCTTTTGACATTCTTAAACCGTTTAGGTACCATTGTTTGCTGCCATCAGGGATTTCAATAGCAGGTCCATCTTCGCGGTGTCGGATGCCGTTTATATACCAGGACTTGAGGCCATCTGCAAATATTATAGCAGGTCCATCTTCGCGGTGTCGCATGCCGTTTATATACCACCACTTGGTGCCATCTGATCGTTCAATAGCAGGTCCATCTTCTCGATGAAGTTTGCCGAATAGGTACCACGCCTTATGTCCTTCTGTGTGTTCTACCGCTGGGCCATCTTCTCGATGAAGATCGCCGTTTAGGTACCAATATTTTACGCCATCTCTTTCTTCGGTAGTATATCCACTCATCTCATCCTACCTCGATGCCATAACTTTTCAAGGATGCAATCTCGGCTGCAGTGAACTTTTTATTCCTGACTCTCCTGATGAAGTCTTCTTCCGTGAATCTTGTGTCGCTTATGAACCATTTATTGGTGCCATTAGAGATTTCAATAGCAGGTCCATCTTCTCGATGAAGATCGCCGTTTATATACCACACCTTTGTGCCATCTGCATGTTCGATTGCAGGTCCATCTTCGCGGTGTCGGATGCCGTTTAGATACCAGTACTTGGTGCCATCTGATCGTTCAATAGCAGGCCCATTTATTCGATGACGTTTGCCGTTTAGATACCACGCCTTGTGTCCATCTGCATGTTCTACGGCTGGACCATCTTCTCGGTGAAGATCGCCGTTTAGGTACCAATATTTTACGCCATCTCTTTCTTCGGTAGTATATCCACTCATCTCATCCTACCTCGATGCCGTAACTTTTTAACGATGCAATCTCGGCTGCAGTGAACTTTTTATTCTTGATTTTCGTTATGAATTCTTCTTTCGTCAATTTGACGCCTTTTATATACCACCTCTTGGTGCCATTCGAGATTTCAACAGCAGGTCCATCTTCTCGATGAAGATCGCAGTTTATATACCATTGTTTACTGCCATTGAAGTATTCAACAGCAGGTCCATCCTCATGATGAAGTTTGCCCTTTATATACCAAAACTTGTCGCCATTTGAGAGTTCAACCGCTGGGCCATCTTCACGATGAAGATCGCCGTTTAGACGCCAAAACTTGTTACCGTCGTGTTCCTCGAAAGTATATCCACTCATTTTTCGCTCCAGTTGTTTGTCTCTATGAGTGTAGTATAACAAATGGAGAACAAGTGTCAACCTTTTATTTCAATCCCGTAACTTTTCAAGGATGCAATCTCGGCTGCAGTGAACTTTTTCGTCTTTGATTTCTTCATGAATTTGTATTCTGGTACCTCGACACCGTTTATCCACCACGCCTTTCTACCGTTTGCGTACACAATAGCAGGGCCATCTTCTCTGTGACGTTTGCCGTTTACGAACCACTTCTTGGTACCATCAGTGTATTCGCAAGCTGGTCCATCTTCTCGATGACATTCTCCATTTACCCACCACTCAGTCGAGCCATCATGAAATTCAATAGCAGGTCCATCTACTCGATGATGATCGTCGTGTAGATACCAAAATTTGGAGTTTCCTATTTTACAAATCTTATATTCATCCATCTCAATCTACCTCGATGCCATAACTCTTCAATGATGCAATCTCAGATGCAGTGAACTTTTTCTTCTCGTTTTTCTTTATGAATTCTTCTTTTGTCATTTGCAGACCGTTTATCCACCACGACACTATGCCAGTGTCTCGTTCATCCGCTGGCCCATCTTCTCTGTGGAGTAGGCCTCCTGTGTACCAAAATTTGATGCCTTGATAAAAACACGCAGGGCCGTCTTCTCGATGTCGAATGCCGTGACGATACCAAAACTTGTTGCCATTGGCAAATTCAACTGCTGGACCATCTTCTCGATGACGTTTGTCATTTATATACCACATCTTGGTGCCATTAGGGTATTCAATAGCAGGTCCATCTTCTCGATGTAGTTGCCCGTTTAGGTACCATCTCTTGGTGTCATCATCGCCATGTGCAAGGGTAGATTTATTCATCTCAACTGTCAACCTCAATATCATAACGCTGTAATGATGCAATCTCGTCTGCAGTGAACTTTTTCTTCTTGGTTCTCTTTATGAATTCCTCTTTTGTCAACATTGCGTCATTTATCCACCAAAACTTGGCACCATCTACATATTCTACTGCTGGTCCATCTTCTCTGTGAAATTTGCCATTGACCCAAAACTCCGTGGTGCTGCCAGGACGCCTAAACGCAGGTCCATCTTCCCGATGAAGTTTGCCACGTAACCACCATTCCGAGGTGCCATCTGGTCGTTCAATAGCAGGTCCGTCCTCTCGATGAAGCTCGTCGTTTTGAAGCCAAAACAGGCTGCCATCAGGGCATTCTCTAGCAGGTCCATCTTCACGATGAAGTTTACCTAATAGATACCACTCTTTGGTGCCATTTGCATGTACGAATATACCATCTTTCATACTAGATGTCAACCTCGATGCCATAACTCTTCAGGGATTCGATCTCGGATGTCATGAGCTTTTTATTCTTGACTTTGTTTGTGAATTCTTCCTTAGTCAATTTTACCCCGTTTACCCACCATTCTTTGGAGCTATCTGCCCATTCGACCGCAGGTCCATCTTCTCTGTGTTTTTTGCCGTTTATATACCAAAACTTGTCGCCATTGGCCCATTCCATTGCAGGGCCATCTTCACGATGAAGTTTACCGTTTTGAAGCCAATATTTCTTGCCGTTTCCTTCGACGGTGATATATTTACTCATCTCGGCCTACCTCGATGCCATAACTCTTTAGGGATTCGATCTCGTCTGCAGTGAACTTTTTATTCTTGACTTTCTTGATGAATTCCTCAATGGTCAATTCTACGTCATTTATCCACCAACTCTTGGCGCCATCTGCAAATTCAACCGCTGGCCCATCTTCTCTATGTCGTTTGCCGTTTACGAACCATGCTTTGTATCCATCTGCATGTTTTACGGCTGGACCATCTTTACAATGCCGTTTGCCGTTTAGGTACCATGCTTTGTATCCATCTGTATCATCAACGGCAGGTCCATCCTCGCGATGAAGCTCGCCGTTTACACACCACACCTTTGAGCCATCTGCGTGTTCTACTGCTGGGCCATTTTCTCTGTGACGTTTGCCATTTCGGCGCCACTCTTTGGTGCCATCTGCTCGCTCGACTATACTCTCTTCCATACTAAATGTCAACCTCGATGCCATAATTCTTTAGGGATTCGATCTCGTCTGTGGTGAACTTTTTATTCTTGACTTTATTTGTAAATTCTTCTTTGGATATTCGTATGTCGTTTACCCACCACTCTTTAGTGCCATTGGCGTATTCTCTAGCAGGCCCATCTTCTCGATGATATTTTCCATTTAGCCACCACTCTTTAGTGCCATTGACTTCCTCGAACGCAGGGCCATCTGCTCTGTGAGGTTTGCCGTATAACCACCAACTCTTGGCGCCATCTGCAAATTCAACCGCAGGTCCATCTTCTCGATGGAGATTGCCGTTTCGGCACCACTCTTTGGTGCCATCCGCATATACGTCTATACGCTCTTCCATACTAGATGTCAACCTCGATGCCATAACTCTTCAATGACGCGATCTCGTCTGCAGTGAACTTTTTATTCTTGACTTTCTTTATGAAGTCTTCTTTGGACATACGCACATGATTTAGATACCAATCTTTGGTGCCACTTGCATATTCAGCAGCAGGTCCATCTTCTCGATGAAGCTCGCCGTTTATATACCACATCTTGGTGCCATTTGAGATTTCAACCGCAGGTCCATCTTCTCGGTGTCTTACGTCATATATATACCACACCCTTGTGCCATTACTTTCTTCGTATGCAGGTCCATCCTCGCGATGAATTTTGTCGTTTTGACACCACATCCTTGAGCCATCTGCGTGTTCTACCGCAGGGCCATCTTCTCTGTGACGTTTGTCGTGACGATACCAAAACTTACTACCATTGGGGTATTCAACAGCAGGTCCATCTTCTCGATGGAGATTGCCGTTTAGGTACCATCTCTTAGTGTCGCCATCGCCGCCATGTGCAAGGGTGGATTTATTCATCTCAATTGTCAACCTCAATACCATAACTCTTCAATGATGCGATCTCATCTGCAGTGAACTTTTTATTCTTGGCTTTCTTTATGAATTCGTCAAGGGTCATTTTTACGCCTTTTATATACCAATACTTGGGGCCATTCGCGACTTCAAACGCAGGCCCATCTTCTCGATGGATCTCGTCGTTTACCCACCATGTTCTCGAACCAGATACTCGTACAACAGCAGGTCCATCTATTCGATGAAGTTTGCCCTTTGTGTACCACTTCCTGGTGCCATCCGCGTGTTCAATTGCAGGTCCATCCTCACGGTGAAGATCGCCGTTTATATACCAGGACTTGGTGCCATCCTCAGATACGTCTATACCATCTTTCATACTAAATGTCAACCTCAATACCGTAGCTCTTTAAGGTTTCGATCTCAGACACTGTGAATTTTTTATTCTTGATTTTCTTTATGAATTCTTCTTCAGTCAATCTCACGCCTTTTATCCACCATGATTTAAGGCCATCAGCATCTTCAAACGCAGGTCCATCTTCTCGATGAGGGTTGTTGTTTATATACCACATCCTAGTGCCGCTCGCAAATTCAATCGCAGGTCCATCTGTTCGATGTAGTAGACTGTTTATATACCATACCTTGTCGCCATTTGCACGTTCAACGGCAGGCCCATCTTCTCTGTGATATTGCCCTTTTAGATACCACACCCTTGAGCCATCTTTTTCTTCTATTGTATATCCACTCTTATACTCACCCATCTCAATCTACCTCAATACCATAGCTCTTTAGGGTTTCAATCTCAACATCGATGAACTTTTTCTTCTTGACTTTCTTTGTGAATTCTTCTTCAGTCAATCTTACGTCATCTAGATACCACATCTTGGTGCCATTTGAGATTTCAACAGCAGGTCCATCTTCTCGGTGTCTTTTGCCGTTTATATACCAAAACTTGTCGCCACGACGAAAAGAATATTCAACCGCAGGTCCATCTTCCCTGCCTAGTTTGCCGTTTATATACCAAAACTTTTTGCCTAGTACGTCTTCAACTATACTCTTTTGCATCTTAAATGTCAACCTCTATGCCATAACTTTTCAATGATGCAACCTCGGCTGCGATGAACTTTTTCTTCTTGGCTTTATCGATGAATTCCTCTTTGACAATAACTTCGCCGTTTATCCACCAACTCCCTGTGCCATCTCGATACCCAATAGCTGGTCCATCCTCACGGTGATATTTGCCGTTTAACCACCATTCGTATGTGCCATCTGCATATTCAATAGCAGGTCCATCTTCTCGATGAAGTTTGTCGTTTATATACCATGCCTTTTGGCCATAAGCGTATTCAATAGCAGGTCCATCTTCTCTATGTCGTTTGCCGTTTCGATACCATTCTCTGTCGCCATCTGCCCATTCGATTGCTGGTCCATCCTCGCGATGAAGTAGACCATCTAGGTACCAAAACTGGTCGCTATCGAAGCTCTCAACAGTAAATCCACTCATCTCAATCTACCTCTATGCCATAACTTTTCAGAGATGCGATTTCAGCCTCGATGAACTTTTTATTCTTGACTTTCTTTGCGTAGTCTGAATCCATAATCCATAAGTCGTTTAGACACCATGACTTGGTGCCATCCGCGTGTTCGACAGCTGGTCCATCTTCTCTGTGTTTTTTGCCGTTTAGATACCATATTCTAGTGCCACTCGCATATTCAAGAGCAGGCCCATCTGTTCGATGAAGTTTGTCGTTTAGATACCAATACTTGTCACCATTGAAAGATTCAACGGCAGGTCCATCTTCTCGGTGAAGTTTGCCGTTTATATACCATCGCTTGTCACCATTTGCTCGCTCGACCATACGCTCTTGCATCTTAACCTACCTCAATGCCATAACTTTTCAAAGATTCGATCTCGGCTGCGATGAACTTTTTATTCTTGACTTTATTGATGAATTC